GCGGCCTCCAACAGCGGCGACAGCGGCGCGGCCTCCAACAGCGGCGACAGCGGCGCGGCCTCCAACAGCGGCGACAGCGGCGCGGCCTCCAACAGCGGCTACAGCGGCGCGGCCTCCAGTGTCGGCCGAGATGGCGTCGCTTTGGCGGCGGGAATTGCGTCCCGCGGGATGGTGTCCAACGGCAGTCTGCTGGTTCTGATCGAGCGCGACGAGAACGGGAAGATGCTCAGCTACTTCGCGGCCCGCGAGGGCGAGCGGGGAATTCAAGCTGGGCATTGGTACACGTTACGCGCGGGTTATCCTGTCGAAGTTGACGCCCTCGGCGAAGAGCTTGTCCAAAAAAGTAGCACTCTGTGAGGAATCGACCATGAAGCGCGATCCTCGCAACGCGCCCATCTACTCCGCAATCGAGGCCGAACCGCCTGACGGTGCCTGGACGAAGGTAAGTTTCAAGCGGACCTGCGGGCTGGACGCCTTCCGCTGCCTGGCGCTGAGTCGCTTCAACGTGGATCGGCGTACGCACCGGCCGGGACTGATGCTGAGGACTCACCGTGACGGCCTCGACCTCTATCTGAGGTTGGAACGCGAGCTGGCATCGAACACCAGGATAGCCTTCGATTACAACGGCTCCGCCTCCGCCGGCGCTTCTCCGCCCGCCGCCCTGCCGGTTTCTGCTGTCGTCCAGCCGGCCGCGCCCAGCGGGTTCGGAGGAGCGCCGGGAGGGGCGGAGTCATGACGAGTATCAGCATCGGTACCGTTGCCGGCGAGGTCACACCAGTCTCGATTGACCTAGCGCGCCTGTTGGAATCGCGTCTCCTCCTTCAGGCGAACAGTGGCGGAGGAAAGAGCTGGGCGCTCCGACGGCTTCTGGAGGAGAGCCATGGCCATGTGCAGCACCTGGTGCTCGACGTCGAGGGTGAGTTTCACACGCTGCGCGAGAAGTTCGACTACGTGTTAGCTGCTCGCAGCGGTGGCGACACCCTGGCAGACGTTCGCGCTGCTCCTGTGCTCGCGCGGCGCATCTTGGAGTTGGGCGTCTCGGCGATCTTCGATCTGTACGAACTGCAACAAAACGACCGTATTCGGTTCGTCAAGGCGTTCCTAGAGGCGTTGATGAGCGCGCCCAAGAACCTCTGGCACAAGGCCCTCATAGTCGTCGACGAGGCGCACGTCTTCTGCCCTCAGGACAACTCAGCCGAAAGCACCGCCGCTGTGATCGATTTGATGACGCGCGGTCGGAAGCGAGGGTTCTGCGGCGTACTAGCGACTCCGCGGCTGTCCCAACTGAACAAGAACGCGGCCGGGCAAGCCAACGTCAAACTGATCGGGCGCGCGTCGCTAGACGTCGACGTCGACAGGGCGTCGAGGGAGATCGGCTTCACTAAGGCGCAGGGGATGGAACGGCTCCGCCGGCTCCGCGACGGTCGCTTCTATGCTTTCGGTCCTGGCCTTTCTGACGAGGTGGTGGAGATCCAGGTGGGGCCAGTGCAGACGACGCACCCACGTGCGGGTCAAGCGTCCGCGCCGATCCCTCCACCACGGGAGAAGGTGCGCAAAGTCCTGGCGCAGCTGGCCGACCTGCCGAGGGAGGCCGAAGAAGAAGCGCGCACCGCGGCCGAGCTGCGCACCGAAAACGCCCGTCTCAAGCGGGACCTGGCCGCCAAGCCGCAACCGCCAGCGCCTGCCACGCCTGTGATCGAGCGCGTGGAAGTCCCGGTGCTTCCTGGCGAGACCGCGGAACGCTTGGAGGGAGCCCTCGCGCGATGGGAAGCAGCTACTGGCCAGCTTGCCGCTGTCGGAAAGGAGGTAGCCGACGCCCTGAGAAATGCGAGAAGCCGCGATGCTCCGGTCCCACAGAGGAAGTTCGTCCTTCCCGAAACGGCAGCTCGCTCGCCGGCAAGATCACCTGGTCCGACCTCCGTCCCTGTCAACGGCGATCTCAGTGGCCCAGAGCAACGGATCGTCGACGCCATCGCATGGCTCGAGTCGATCGGCAACGCTCGGCCCCGCCAGGAAGCCGTGGCCTTTCTGGCTGGCTACACTGCTTCTGGGGGTTCTTACCAGAACACGCGCGGGAAGCTCCGTTCGGCTGAACGTATTGAATACGATGGACGCTCGCTCTGGCTTCTACCTGCCGGTCGCGCCCTCGCGCGCTTTCCCGCCGAGGCATTGACCGCGCAGGAACTGCAAGCTCGGGTACTGGAGAAGCTGCCCGGTCCCTGTCGCAAGATCCTCGCGCCACTCCTCGTGGCGCGCGAGCTGTCGAACGATGAACTTGCGCGTCGGGCCGGCTACGAGCCGAGCGGCGGTTCCTACCAAAACAGCCGCGGGCGATTGTCAAGCTTGGGATTGATCGAATACCGTAACGGCGTGGCGCGAGCCAAGCCATTTCTATTTTTGGAGTAGCGATGCTCAAAGACATATGCTGCCATGGGGGAGCGCTGACCCAGGTGGCTGTTGGATAGTAACTAGTTACCGTCACGTTTACCAGGAGAGTCACCGTCATGTCACCGTCACCAGAGCAGTACCGGGACCAACCCGGAGCCATCCCTCTCACCTCAACCAACGTAGCGCCGCGCAAGGGTAGCCAGCTCGTCGGTTACGTACCCTTCGGTCTTACAGCAGTCGTCGGCGAAAACGAGGCCGGCAAGAGCCGCCTTCTCTCCGCGCTGTTGGCGATCCCACTGGAGGCCAAGCATCCAGAGGACCTGGTCACCGTGACTCGTGGCGAGTCCACGGCCAGCGTGTCCCTCGGCGCCGCCGAGTTGCGTATTGAGGAGCGCGTCGCCGGCGGAGTCGCGAAGCGAAGGCCGCAGCGCGCCGGCGCCGCAGCCACGTCTGCGCCGATCGGAAGGCTGCCCGACCCGATCGGCCTGATGATCTCGGGGGGCGACCACGTCGACCCCGACGCCAACTGGCGGACGCGTCTCAAAGCGTTGTTGGCGTTTTACCCGGTGGCGGTGAACGAGGAGCGCCTCGCCGCACTGTCCGGATGTTTGCCTAATCCAGATGGCGATGTTGCCGGCGAGCTGCAGGACGCGCACGGTGCCTCACCGTTCCCGTCGCTCCTCGAGGCCGCGGACTGGCTGGCCGACGGCAAGCGAGGCATCCTCCACAAGAGAAAACGCCAGGCCAAAGACGAAGCGGAGAAGGCCGCCGCCGCGGTGGAGCGTCAGTATGGGAAGCTTTCGGAGTTGCAGCGCAGCGCAGCCGCGGCCGCCGGCCTGGAACTGGAGGATGACCGCCTGCGCCGCGGCCTCGAGGAAAACAACCCCCTCATGGCCGGTGCCCAAGACCACCACCGCCAGTTGGCCACAGCGCTGGCCACCTTGGAAGTTCGCCTGTCGGACCGCATGCGTGCGGTGGGGGAACGCGCCAGTCTACGAGCCACAATTGGGGAGCGGCCGGGATCCCAATCGGAGGAAGAGCTCCTCGCTGGTGTCCAAGAGGCGCAACGCGAGTCTGAGGTGGAGCTGGCGCGGATCCGCGAGTCCGTCGCAGTCGTAAGGGAGCGCACCATCCATGCGGATGCCGGCCGGGGTGAGCGTCTCACAGCTCTAACGGAGGCGGCGGAAGCATGGGGGACGGCGACTGGCCAGCTCCAGCGCACGCTGCCCACCTGGGGCCACGATGGGTCCGCCCTGCACGCCAAGGACCTACTCGGCCCTGTCAGATCCACGCTGCTGGCGCTCGAATATCACATCGAGGCGCTGGTTTCCGCAGACGAGGCCTGCGCCAAAGCGGGCGCCGAATCCGCGGCCGTAGAGCAGGCGCTCGTCGCTGCAGAGACTAGCGCCCGAGAGCTGGAGGAGATGCGCAAGGACGCGGACGCCAGGTTGGCCGCAGCTCGTTCTCGCCAAGAGGCGTGGGCCCGAATTCAGCGCGAGCTCGCGACCAAGCTGGAGCCCATCAACCCAGGCCCCCTGGAAGAGGTCGTACGGGCACCGCTGTCCGCCTTCCTGATCGCAGAAGAGCCCGAGCTCGACTCCATACGTCACGAAGTGATAGAGGCCGCCAAGGCCGCCGTAAAAGACGCGGCTGGCCTGGCAGCGCTCGCGGAGGCCGCCCCCCGCTACCGCGAAGCCAAGGCTGCCCACCAGAGGCTGGAGGTCGAAGCCGCCGCGGCTACCGACCGGTCCGAGCGCCTTGAGGCCGCCGCGCACTCGACCTGGGACCGGCTGGGCGACGTCATCTCGAGCGCGCTGCTCTCGCGCTTCGTGCGCGTCGGGAAGAGGACGATCGAGGTCTCGTTGGACGATGGCCGATGGGTGGACGTGGCCGACGACGTCGAGCTCTCCCAAGGGAGGCTGCGCCGGGCTTTCCTTGACTTCTATCTCGAAAGGACCGATGCGGGCGAGCGAACGGTGGTGGTGTCGGACGACGTCATGCTACCCATCGGGTTGGACGGTCGCAGCGAGATCAACGCGCGCGCCGCCGCGAAGCAAATCCGCCTCATCTTCGAACAGCCGCGAATCGGTGACGATGCGCCGGGCCTCCACTTGGTCTGGTACGGAGATGCTCAGTGACGAGGGTTCTCTTTGTCCTGAACGCCGCCACGGTCGCGGGCTTCACCGCCTGCGCCCTCAGCTCGGGCATTACGCCCGAATGGTTGCACGCGAGCGTAGCGCCCTGGGAATGATTGGCTGCGCCTGCTGCGCTTGGCTTGTTGTCTCAGAAAGGAGGAAGCGTTGTTACAAGGAATCGTAAAGTGGTTCAGCGAGTCGAAAAACTATGGGTTCATCACGCCGGCGGAGGGCGGCGAGGACGTGTTCGTTCACGGGTCGGACGTCCGTGACCGGTCGCGCCTGCTGGAGCAGGGCGATACGGTGTGGTTCGAGGTCGTGAACGGGTCGAGAGGAAGGCACGCCAAGGAGGTGACGCGAGAAGGACCGGACGGACGCCTCCCGCCGATCGAGGTCGAGATTCCCTCTGCCGGCTACCTGACCGTGGAGAAGGTGGGGCATCGAGTCATCTTGCAGGCCTTCACTCGCGGCGTGAGGCCTGGTAGTTCAGCCGTCCTGACCCTGCACGACGGCGACGAGAGAGTGGTATTGCCGTAATGCCTGCTACCGCGAAGGACCCCGTGATGCTCGACCGCGAGCTGCTCGCGAGAATCGAGGCAGTCCTCTCGCGCGCGATCGTCCGGTGGTGCGCTTCTGGAAGCGATGGCATGCGGAGCCACGGGGAGGAGGCGCAGGGGGTGCTCTTGGACCTCAAGGCTGGGATCGCCCGGTACGACACCTTGGCGACGCTGTGGAGCGCAGCGCAGATGCCCGCAGCCCCTCCGTCACCTCCACCTCCGACTGAGCCAAGCGGCCAAGAAAGCGGGCGTTAAGCCTTGACCATCCAGTGCCCGTATTGCAAGGCGGAGGTGATGGTGGTATCCGCCAGGTTGGCGAATCACCTCGTGCCGGGCATCGCGGCTCCCTGCGTTGGATCGGGCGCGAGCGCGACTGAAGCGGCCAATATAAACCACGAGCACCAGTTGATCCGTAAAAAGTTCAACCGCTGAACAGGAGACTAAAGTCAATGTCAACGAGAACGCCGAGACTACAAAGACCTCTTCCGGGAGCGCCGGCACGGTCCCCGTCGAAGAAGCTTCATTTTCACCTACTAGTGCCTATAGACCGCGTGACGGCGATCGGCACGCGCACTGGACGCACACAGGCGGAGGTCAAGGGATACTTGGAGGGCATGGTCGAACGAATCCTTATGGATTGTGAGACAGCGCTCTCGAAGCTGTACCTGCAGGAGCTCGCGGACAAGACGCGAGCCGTCCAGCAGAACCTCGAGTTGTACGAACGAGAGCAGGCCGCGCGCGCGGTATCCGCGCAAGTTGAGGTCGAGCCATGAGCACGCCCAAACCGTTGGACAGCTCTGTGTTGTGGTTCACCACCACGGCCAACACCGCGGTCTTCATCGGTCGCTACCACAAAGCGACAGCGTTCGCGCACACCAGGGAATTCGGTGACACCATTGTAGGCCAGCGCCTAGATCACTTTCCGTCGGATTCGATCTCCTTCGTTCCTTGGGGCAGCGTTAACGCCTGGGGCTCCATCCCGACCAGCGTAGCGGATGCGATCGGGCGGGTACTCGGCGAGCGCGAGGCCCTCGACCAAGGGCGGGGAGCAACCGACGGCGAAGTCCGCCTCGTCGACAAAATCCTTCGCCGCACAGATGCGATCGAGAACACGAAGATGGCGGCCGACGTCGCCGCTGCCTCGCTCGCGGAGGCGCTCGGGTGGGACGAGGACGCAGAGATGCTGGCCGGTCGGGTGATCTACTTGGCGCTCAGCGAAGTCGGTTGGAGCCTCCGCGCCGACCCCGCCTCGCACTTCAACTGGGGCAGTGCGCAGCCAGTTCCCGTGGCTCCTGCGAGCAGCGCAGCGAAAGCCGCCGCCGGCCCAGGCGCCGCGGGTGAGGTAGGGCCGTGAGCCGCCGCAGGCAATTGGTAGAGCAGGACCTCCGGGACCTCGTGCGGGTCGTGGAGGTCGAGCTCCGGGAGGCCAAGAGGAAAGCCGGGAGGTACGCGCCCGGTTGGCACCGGGCTCAGGGTGGCCTGCTGGCCCTATCGAAACTGAAGGCGGATGTAAAGTCGTTCCTGGCCAGGCCGCCGTTACCCTGGTGGCACAAAAGCCAACCGGAGGTAACCCATGAGCGACATCGTTGTCACCGTCCCCAAGAATCTCTGGCTCGACTGGATCGAGGAGGGCGATCTGCCGGGCGAGCCCTGGGGCGGGGACTATTGGAGCTACTACTGTGCGACCCCTGGGCTTCCGGAGCGAGTTGTATTGAGCGGACTGCGGTGGTCGACTCATGGCCGCGATGAATTCACCGACAATCCCGCTCCGCAGCAGGCGCCGGAGTGGGGTCAACTTGCTGGCGCTGATCGCGAGTGGAGGCTCTGCGCCGTCGACCAACGTTGCTACGTGGTGGCTCACAGACGCCTGCGCGGCTACGCTCCGCTGTTTGCGCTTGAGGCCGACGCACGGAGCGGGGCGCTAAAGGCGTTCATCCGCCGTGGCGATGCCGTCGCCGTCTCGATCCCGGAACCCATTCGCGGCTTCCAGGGCTGGCGCTATCGTTGGTGGGAACGTAGCGCAGAGACCCCCTTCCCGGATTGGAGGACTCCGTGACCGCCCTTCCGAGCGGAAGGAGGAGGGGCGACATGATCCGGCCGCTCAAGAGATCAATGCCGGCCTACCGATCGGTCGAGATGAATATTTGGTGGGCGATAGCCGTCCGGTTCAACCTGCCGCAGGAACTGTCTGAGGCGGTCACGATGGCCGACAACCGGATGCTTCAAACGGAACGGCGAGATCTGATGACCAATCCTTACGGACGCGCGTGGTATCTCGACAAAAAAGGGGTGCTGCCCTACCCGATCAAGATTGTGCCCTGGTCACCCAAGAAGGCTCGCGCGGCATTCTTGGACCGGTTTGCCGTTGTCGGGCCAGACGCTGGCAAGTGAACCTCCGAGAACCGGTCTACGCTACCAGCCGCTCGCCCTTCTCGAAACGCCGCCTTAGCTCCGGAAGCGTCAGGCCGGTGCGCAACTGCCAGTGCGGGCGGTCTTTTTTCTTGCCGGTCCAGTCCCCGCCCCACTCCAGTCCGACGATGGCCTTGCCGACCTCGCCGGCGCGATCGTAGAGGGCAATTTCCTCGTCCGTCTTGCCCTCCAAGAAGTGGCCGGACCGCCAGATACCGAGGTCTACGGCGATCGCGAAGTTGTGGAGCGACTGCCCGGCACGGGCCCAGGTGACGATGTCTCCCGGCGTCGTGCGCCCCTGCTGGAAGAGCGCGTCTTGCTCGGTATAGGACCTGGTGCCGGACACCACCCGCGCGTCGACCTTGGCGTCCGCCAGGCGCCGCAAGAGCTCCCTGGCGAGGCGTTGCATGGCAGGCAGGACACCGTGCAACGCCGCCTCCGTCCTGGGGTCTCTCGTGCCGTAGGTAGCCTGCCGAGACCGGTAGAGATCGTCCCATGCCGTCGCCGCGGCGCTGGTGAGGGGGCCCCACCTCGAGTCCAGCTTACCGCGGTACAGGCCGGCGCAGCTGTAGAGGCGCTGCCAGTGGAGGACGTCTGCCGCCGAGAGGGGCGAGCTCAGGATTCCTCCGGCGGCCAGGGTTGGATGGAGGCGGTCAGGCCGGCGAGTTGATGAGTGCAGTCGCCCAGGAACTGGATCTGCCCGGCGCGAATGTAGCTGTGGCAGCGCTTGGCCGGAAGCTCCTTCGAATGCTCGGATGTTGCCGGGTACGCCGGGATCGTCACCAGCAGCGAGGGGTTGAACGTCGGCTGCGCTCGGTTCCCGTCCCAAGTCCACGTCGGCGGCGGCCCCTTGACGCGCACTACGTGAGCGAAACCGCAGCCGGGGCAATCGAAGATGAAGGCGCCGTCCTCCACCTCGCCGTCAGCGGTGTGCGCCACCGTCCAGTTGCCCGACAAGTCGATCATGGACGATCCCGCTAAATCCGGTTCAGTACTTCGGTGGGAACGCCCGGCTTCGGACGCAGCCAGTGCATGCCGTCGCCCTCCTGGGCCCATCCACGCACCCTTACGCCGTTGAAGAACCGGCAGTCGTGACTCCAAGCGCCTGCGTAGGAGGAGTCGGAGGTCTCCGCGAGCAACCGAGAGAGAAGGGGCGATTCGAGCCACAGCTCCGCGCCCTGCCTGCAGGCCTCCCGCGAGGCGTCCAGGACAGCGAAGAACAGCGGGTGCCGGGGCTGGACGGTCGGCCCGCGCTCGGCGCCGTCCAGGTTGCGGAAGACCAGATCGCTGCTCTCGCATCCGGTGAAGTGATCCAGGACCTCGATGCGCTGGCTTGCCGCGAAGTCCGCCAGGACTTCCTGCAGGAGCGGGTCCCCGGGCACAGCCTTCCGGGCCATGGCGAAGGCAAAGACCCACAAGGCGTGCGCGTAGGTGCCGCGAGAACGGCGCCTGGCGGGGCTGAACCTCCTCGATCAAGCGCCTTGGTGCCGTCACGTAGGCGCCCGCCGGCTTCAGGGCGAGCTCGGCCGCGATGTCCCGCAGCATGGGGTTTTTGATCCAGCTGTTCACGAAGGAGGACAAGTCGCTCATGCTGCCGCCTGCCCCGTCGCGAAGACCACCGACTGCCCGCGGACCATGACGTCCCACAGGATGTCGCCACCGAGCGCGGGGATAGAGTGGGGCCCGTTGCTCTGCGCGCTCTCCGCCCAGATCTTGCCATCGTCGATCCAGGCCCGGTAGCCCTCTGCCGGCCCCGGCTTGCGGTAGCCAACGGACGGCTGAAGACCCAGCCAGGTGCCGTCGAGCAGGACCTGCGTCGCCGCCCTCGCCGGCTTGTTGGGGTTGGGCCAGGGGCCGAAGAAAACCATCTCGGTTCCCTGAACAGTGCGTCGGAGCCTGATGGTCCACGGGTTAAGGTTTTGAGGCGGTCGCGCCGGCCGCGTACCCCAGAGGTAAGTGGAGGCGACCAGCCGTGCCGCGTCAACGTCGCCGCGAACCACCGCGCGCAGGTGCTCCCTCTCCTCGTCGACCAATCCCCATGCTCCCGCCGGCGTAGGGTCGCTGTAGAGCCGTGATTCGGGCAGGAGACCCGCCATGGTCCCCTTGATCCGTCCGCGCGGGCCCCGGGTGGCCCGCGGTTGCCAGTCGAGCGCCCAGGCGGTGTAGACGGACCACGCGTCCTCGCTGGTGATCCCCTTACCGCGGCCGGCCCTGGGCGTCCAGCGATTGCCGGCGATCGCCGTGGTCAGCCCGTCCCGTAGATCGGGGCTCGCCCCCTCGAGCACGCCGTCCCCGACCAGCACGCGGTCCCTGAGCCGCCCTACCGGCATCGACACGAGGGCTCCCAGGGCAAAGGCCGCGCGCACGTTCTCCCGGATGGCCGAGCGCAGCCCGTCCTGCCCGGCCGCGAGCTCCCGCAGCGCCAGGAGTTTCGCCTCGAGCACGCCGGCGAAGTAGAGGCCCGGCGCCCCGAGCTCGAGCCCCCATAGGCCCTGCGCCCGCTCCACCTGGCAGGCACGGCCGATGTCCTCGAAGCGGCCCAGCGCGGCGGCGCCGAAGATGGGCGTGTTCTTGGATCCGGCCGGGCCGAACACCCACTCGTCGCGATCCAGGGCTCGCCGGAGAGAGTCAGCCTCCTTCGCGAGCATCGGGTTCGACTTGACCACTTTCCCGGCGGCCCGTGCGGCCATGGCCGTGAGCAACGGCTGAAGCGCTTCGTTAGCCATCGCGATCCCTCAATCTTTGCTGATGCGGTCAATGACGATCACCGGCAAGCCGGGCAGCGGCGATCCGGAGGCCGTTACGGCCGTGGTCACCGGGAAGCTACAACAGTCCCTGGCGAGATCGCCGGGCAGACACCAAAGGTACCACTTGGGGACGGTGCTCCCGGGCTCGATCAGGGGGAGCATCGCGCCCAACGGATCGCCAGCGCAGCCGCCGGTGAGCGTGGAGACGATCGCTCCACCGAGACTTCCGACGCGAAACTCCGCGAACGCCGCCGTCGGGGCGATCGGAGCGGCCGTCACTCCCTCGACGATCTGATCACCGAACTTGGTGTCGGTGAAGGTGGCCATGCGCGCGCGGGAAATGGCGGCGCACCCGGAAACGGCGAGGGCGAGCACTGCGATGCAAAGACAAAGGAGCTTTTTCATCGATGGGTTCCTTTCTGGATTCTGGTTAGACCACTTTGCCCACTTTTGCCCACATTCGACCACTCTTGACCACTACGGCGACGGCGCGCGCAGGATCTCCCAAACCTCACCGCCGACGACCCCGCGGTCGACGAGTTGCTTGACGATGCCAGCGAGCCCTCTTGGCCGCGGCGCTACCGGGACGGCTGCTGTGTCCGTGGCGTCCGAGGTAGTCGCCCCGCTGTACTGCGCCAGATCGAGATCCAGCATCTGCTGCAGCAGGTCGTTCGCCTCCTTGTCGGTCAGCGTGCCGCGCAACTCCTGGGTGGTGAGAACCTCCTCGAGGGAGACCGCGAGGGCCCCGAGCAAACCGTTGATGATGACCTTGCAAGCCGCACACTCGACCTGTGGATCGGGCATGATTTACCTCCTTACGTGGTTGGCTATTCGCCGGCGCCCCTCGCCGCGGCCGAGGGTTACGGGCTGCGGGGGCGGCGGCACATCCTTGATTCCCGCCTCTATCATACGCGTCTGCAGCTTGACCGTATAGGCCTGCCAAACGGCAGCCTCGTTGCGGAGGGCGACCTCCAAAGCGATGCGCTCATCCAGCCGCGAGCTGAGACCGGCGTACAGGCCTTCCAGGAAGCGCCCGTACCACAGGACGGCGACGAGAGCGGCGAGTGCGATCACGCCTGGCCCCCAGCGGTCGACCGTAGACCAGAGGCGGTTCCTCATGCGGTTTCGGAGCGGCGAGTGACACGGTAGGAGGTTTCGACGATCTGGTCGATTTCCGCCGTCGTGAGGCTGCCTTGCCCGGGGACCTTATTTTGTCGCGCGCGCTGCAACGCCTCGTTCGCGACGAGGACACCCCGAAGCATGCGCCCTTGGGTTTCCATGGCGAAGGCGATGCGCTCGTCGCCGTCGCGAATCTTGTCTCCCAGCTGGCCGAGCGCAAGCACGTGCTTCTGGGTGTGCCCGCTTACGAAGTCCATAATCAGCGCGTCGCGCGCGGCCGTATTCGCGGACTGCTGGCTGAAGAGCTTCCAGACGATGGCGGAAAGGACGCCGGTGACCAAGACCAGGGCGCCGAGGACGCCGTACTTTTCGGCGCCGTAGGATGAGGGATCGAGGCTCTGGAGAGCAAGCAGCATGGTCAAGGCGACGTCTCCCTGCGTGTGACCCTCTCGGCGCTTTCAAGTACGCGGCCCATCAACGCGAGGTCGTCTCTCGCCCGCCAGAACTCATACGCGAAACAGGCCAAAGCGACGGCAGTCGCCCATCTCGCGACGCCAGTGATCCAGCAGGTAGGGCCGCCTAACCAGATCTCGAGAATGTCGCAGACGCGAGTAAAGGTGAAGAGCGCGATAAATGCCAGCCCGCGCCGCCAAAGAGAAGGATAGGCGGCGGTAACCCCGCGCAGACGGCCTCGTAGGTAGACGTAGACAGCTATTGCCAGAATCCACGCGCAGCAGAAAGCGACGGCGACGTCCGCCGATGCGTGCAGCAGGATCAGTCTCGAATCCCAGGTCCAGCACTGGCCATGCGGCATGAATTTCATGCGCTTGTCGCCTCCCTGTGTTCTGCCGATCCACAGTTTAGCATGGCCTATTCGTCCACCTCGCGGAACGTCGCTGCCACCGCGTAGAACTTGCCAGCCTTGTCCACGGCAGCGCTCTCGGGATCTCCTTCCACCTCACACAGGTGGGCGGTGAGTCGCCAGGTCTCCGGCTTCGTGGCCCTCGGAATCACGTACACCCTACCAGTGTGCTTCAGCCCCCAGAGCAAGGACAGTATCTCGCTCTCGCCGGCGGAGTTGAGAAGGTGGAAATTGAGTTTGTGGCCGCGCAGAAGAACTTCCGCCCCCTGGGAGCCTCGCGCGGTCGGGATCTTGGCCCAGCTCTGGTCGAAGTTTTTGGGAGGTTGGTAACGCTCCGAGATCAGGGGGAACCCGGCCTGCAGGTGGCCGTCCGGGTTCCCGGAGTCAGCCAGCGTCACGCGGCAGAAGGCTGCGTTGGAGGCCGTGGTGGGCAGCCAGATCACGGGCCAGCCCTGGACTGGCACGAAATCCCTCTCCCCCGCCTTGAGGACGCCCAGCGAGGCGTCCAGAGCCACCGCGGTGCCCGAATCCAGGTAGTTCGTGGAGAATCCCGAGTCCATCGCGAGCTCGACTCTGCGAGTGCCGATCCCCGGGCGCAGGTTGGTCTTCACCAGTACCACGCCGCCCACCGAGATCGTCCGGCCGAACCCGAAAGTGAGGACCCAGCCGGTGAGCGTACCGGCCGGGCTTCGGCAGACCTGGCCGAGCTGGCGCAACAAGAGGTTCGAGGCGGGATAGCCAGCCGCCTCCGCCGAGGCCGCAGCGGTCTCCGTCGCCCCCACCACGCCACCAAAGCCGAAGCCGGTGTGGCCTACCAGCGCGATTTTCGCCTCGATCGCCACGCCTAGAGTATAGACCAGACCAGGCTCGCGCCAGTTGGCGTCGGGCCGGCTGCTCAGCGACCCTTGCGCGACTGCTGCTGCCTACCGGAGGGAGGGCGTATATGAGAGCCGGACCTGTTGAGCCCTTCCACGCTATGGACCTCGTGCGGACGATGATCGTCGAGCACGACGTTGCCGCCGGCGATGTGCCCCTCCCGCACAGCGCCGTTGGGGCGCTCCACCTCTACCCTCTGTTGCCCGCGTTGGCTGTGGCTGTCGTTCTTTCCCTGCATTTTTGCTCCCCTCTGGCGAAGGTGAGAAGAGGCTACACGCTATGGGGAGAGGAGGGCAAGGGGCGGTTGACACCCTATCGTCCGAAGCTTCGCGTTAACTGGTGGGCGCTGACGCCTAAAGTCCAAAGGAGGAAGTGGAACATGCGTAAGCTCTTTCTGGTGTTCGCTGTCGCAGGAGTTCTTCTCGCTCTCGTGAGTCCTCGGCGAGCGGTCAGCGCTCCCGACAACGATTGCAACGCTTACTGCAAGACGTGGTGTGAGGGCAACCGTTCCCGTTGCGACGCCTACTGCGCAACCCTGCCAATGGAAGACGTCGCTGAATGCTTCGCGGAGTGCTCGGCCGGCTACGAATGGTGCTTGTCGGAGTGCTGTTACATAGAGTACGCGGGACCTATCCCCGAGCCTCCCAAATAGGCCAGCCTGGCACCACCCCCTACCTGCAGAAAGCTCCTCCCCCCGCCCCGGCCATTTGACCTCCGGGACAGGGGGAGGAGGACCTTCAGCGGCTGGCGCCGCAGTCTACTCGGCGGAAGGGGCGTAATACCCCTCAACGACGAGGGTCAGAGTGACGGAGGCCGTGGAGCGGGCCGAGACGTCGTAGAGGCATTCCGCCGCGGGCTCGCAGAGACGCACAACGGCGAAGCTGCTCGCGGTCCCACCTCCGAAGGAGACCGCACTCGCCGAGGGCAGGGTTCCGTCCCACTCCCAGAGCTTCAGGGAGCCGGCGCCGGCGGAGGAGATGTGTACGGCGAGGTCGACGCCGACCGCTTCGGCGGGGACGTTGCAGGCACCACGCACCGTGATGCCCTGGGTCGTATCGGCGGCCAGGCTGCCGCTGAAGACCTGGCAGGGCGCCAGGCCGATATGAAGCGAGGGGGCGGCGTTCGACTGCCCGTGCGCGGAGGCGGGGAACAGCGCGAAGACCGCGAGGACGAGAAGGGTGCAAACGTTGATTCTTTTCATCAAGATTTCTTCCCCTTTTGGAGTTCCTAGAGTAGCTGGTCTACGGTGCCACGGTGAGCAGAGCGGTCAGGGACGAGAAGTTCTCCTTCAACCAGCGGGCAACGTCCCCGCCGTAGAGCAGCGCGATTCTCGCCTCGACTGCCATTGTCAGCCCTCGATCTGCAGCAAGGGGGTTACCACCTCGCCCGCGAGCAGCGTCTGCCACCCCGCCGCCGTGTTCACCTCGACGATGCCGCCGAGGCGGACCCGCAGCACCGGGGTGAACCCGTCGCCGTTGCGCAGGGACAGCGTCGCGCGACCCTTCTCCGCGCCAGGCGTCGCGTCTTCGAGATCAGAAGTCCAGATGGCGTTTTCCATGTTTCCCCTCTGTCTCACTGGACGACGTATGTGAACGTAAACACCAACGGCCGATTTACCCCGTCCGGGCTCGTGTACTCAAGGTTGGCGCGATCATTCGTCGCATCCGCTAATATCGTCACTGGCGTCCCTATGCTATAAACAGTCGCCAGTCCGGCGCAGTTCTGCCCCGCCGTAAAGTTGCTGGCGACGGGAAGCGAGACATGGAAGGCGGTCGCCGAAGCCCCCGCCGCGGTGGGGTCGATATCGACCTTGCCTGAGACCGTAACTACATTGCCGACGCGGAGCCACTGAGCCGAATATGCCGTCGATGCCGCCACGTTTGTGACCGCGGTGATTGCAGGAGTATACGTCCCCGAGGCGATCGTGGCGCCGTCCGACAGATCGGCCATTGACGGTCGGGCTTTGGTGATCGCGCCGGCTGCCGTGATGCCGGTCAGGAAATTGTTAGCGGCACCAGTGTCCGCAACGACTGTCGTCCCGATGACGCCGCTTGCATTTTTGTCGTGGAGGCGGAGGGCCGTCGAATCGGTAAAGAGGCTCACCTTCCCGGACGCGGGACTTGACGGTGCGGCGGTGTTGGTGACGACGATCGTACCGGCGGCTGGCGTCGCCGTTGGGATGTTCGCTAGGGTCGTGGCACAGGACCCGGCGCTTGTCGTGACATCGCCGGTGAAGGCGGGCACCTGCGAGCAGGCCAACGAGCTAGATAGATTGGCGAAGGATGGCTGAGCGCAGGTCGGCGCCGAGCCGCCGTTCAATGTCGTCGCGAACTGATTGGCAGAGCAGGCGCCCACGCCGGATAGGCTTTCGCTTGCCGCGACCAGCGGCATGTTGCCCGCAGCGATACGCGTCGCCGCCAGCCCCGGCGCGTTGTTGAGGCCACCGGTCAAGTTGGAAGTGAGGTCGTTGCCGACAACCTGGTAGTTGTCGGCGCCTGCCGTAATGTCTATCCCGTACTTCTGGCTGTTGGAAAGACTCGCCGTCTGGCCGGAGCGCGTCCCGGTGATTCGGACGTGCGAAGAAGTCGCACCGAGCGAGATCCCGCTCAAGGTCCCGGAGCTGCCGAGGGAGTTGCCCGAAAAGAAGCCCCCGCTGATCGACACACCGTTGACCGCTCCAATCTCAAGGCCGTGGCCACCGTTGTTGACCGCGCGCGGAGACGAGAACAGATATTCGAGCCCACCATTGAGAAGGAAACCTCGCCCGGAAGTCGAGGCGGCCCCGTTGCTACTGGCCCAACACGCGACGCATGTGACTCCCCGGATGACGCCCGTGCCAGACGGATCGAACTTGAACCCCACCGTCTTGTTGGTATCGGCGAGGATATTGTAGAACGTGGGCCAACTCACTTGGTCGCCGGTCCCCGGCGCGACGAGGACACCGACATCCGCAAGGACCGCCTCAATGTTGTTGAACCAATCTCCCCCGCTGTTCTTGACGTAGATGGCGCGCGATCCCGTCGTTTGATTGCCGGCAATGAACACATTGGTGAAGTAGCGGTCATTCCCGCTGAGCAAGCGGATTCCATCGAAGGCTCCAGCGAGGCCGATCGTGACATCGCTGACCATCCAAATCACGGCCAGGCGCGAAGATGTCCGACCGAACTCGAGCCCGTGTCCGCCTGACGTTTGGATCGTGAGATCGGTGATGCGCCCCTGCGAGCAGCCATCCACAACAATGGCGCTCCCGGCAGTGCGCGTGACAGTCGAATAGAACGAAAGGTGCTCCACTCCACCGCAGGTTGCATAGGCCGTAGCGCTCCCGAAGACGATGCCATCCGCAGTGCTGCTCGCAAGCAGCAGCATCGTCGCATCTTGGCCATCTCCGACAATCCGCACCGATGCCTGAGAAGATGCCGAGGCGTCGACGTTAAGCGCGGCGCTGATCTTGTATTGGCCACGAGGAAGGTAGACCACGCCGCCCGTGACTTCCGCCGCGTCGATCGCTGCCTGGATCTCGGCCGTATCGTCGTTGATGGCGTTGCCAAGGGCGCCGTAAGGAGGGCTCCTCACATTGTAGACGTGTTCGGTAATGCTCAGGGTCCGGTTGGCGGAGAGGTCCATTGAGGCGCCACCATTGCAGAGTAGCGGCGGCGTGCAGGTGATGATGCGCGCCATCGGCGCGTAGAGCCCGGTAGCCGTGATCGACGCAATGAAGTTGGTGACCGTGATCTTCTTCGAGGTCAACGGCGACGCAGTGGTGATCTGCAAGAGATCGCTGGCGCCGGCGGAGCTGGCGGCCGGCAGCTGACTGACCTTGACAGTCGGAATCGTCTGTGCCGCCAGGGCTGGCGTACACATCATGACTAACGCTAGGAGCTTCTTCACGTGTTCCCTCCTATTCTTCGACCAGTAGTTTACCATCCTCGGTTATAAAGGCCACTCCTGCCTCCGTCTCGAGCGCGATCGGCGGGTTGTTTCCCCAGAGTCCGAGCCTCGACAACCCGAAAGTGCTACCCGGGAGGCCGGATGCCCGGCTCATCTCGAAGGAGCGAGACAACTCGGCAGCGCGGAAGCTGCTGCCGTTGCCGAGCCCGTTCGGTCCGATGACCAGGACCTCGTCGGTGAGCCTCAGGAGGAGGGCCCGTTCTACCGAGGAAAGACGCGCGACCGCGCGATCAGCGGAGAGGCGGGATCGTAGCATCGTCGCGGCACGTTTCGCGTCGAACTCCCGCTCCAGGAAGGACCAGGCGAGAGGCAGTTCCCTGGCATTCCGGTCGTCCGCCCTCTCAGCCGAGTTGCTGGCTGGCGCGATTCTACCTAGCTCCTTGAGCGCAATCCTGGCGTTTCCAGTGACAGAACCCGTGATCTCGCTCTCAGTCAAGGGCCTCCAGACCTTCGCATATCCGAGCGGCACGGACCAGGTCGCTCTCCCGTCCTGTTGCTCATCCAGGAGTGCGTTGACAGTGGAGTAGAGGTCGATAGTCATCGCTGGAGCCCACCGACACCCTATCATAGTGCCGTAGGTCCCCGAGACCAAGTCTTTGCAGCGATGCCCGGCGCCTTCCGACAACGGCGCGTGAAACTCCAGGCCAGAAGATCCCGGCACAACCGGCGCATCCACTATGGTTTGGAGTTCCGCGTCGGTGAGGGCCCGGTTCCAGCGTGTCGTCTCGGACATTGCGCCCCAGAAACCAGAGAACAAGCTACCGCCTACAGCGCCGTTTCCAAGGCGGAGATTCTGAGTTGCCGGCGGAGAATACGATCCGACAATTTCAGAATTGGCTACCATTGTTACGGCACCGAAAACCTTGCCGACGAGCAACCTCTGCCGCAGGGTAGGGCTGGCGTTCGTTGGGTCTCGAATGACGGCCACCAGGTACCAGCCATCGAAGTCGACGGCTTGGGACGGACTGACAAGCGCCGCGAGAGACGACAGTTGCTGAGCCACGAGCCTGCCGTTTCCTCCGAATGCCATCGCGAGATGAATATAATTATCGATCAACCCCTGTAGCCGGCCGGCGTAGCCGTCGACCTGCACCCCCCATGGTTTCACCCACGTGGTGTAAGTGAAGGTGGCGCCAGGCCCATCCAGTCCCTCCCACGTGATGCCGGCGTCGGCATGGCCGAGAAACTCCACACACGGCACATTGCTGCCGTAAGGACCCGGCAGTACGGTAGGCAGCAGGAACCCCGGCAAGAGTCTCCCCGATTCATCTTGTCCGAGGTACACCCCGACCGGGCCCATGGCTTCCCGCAAGAAGGCGCCGACGTTCGTTCCGTTGGTATAGGTGTAGCCAGACCGCCACGGCAGGAGGAGCTTCATCGCATCCCATTCGGAATCGGCAAGGTCACGCGTAGCCTCCAGATCCGTGCGCGCCAACAAGAACCTCTGCACTAGTTGCGCTATGTAATAATTCTGATTATCCTCGGTTTCTCCGAACCCTCCGGTGGCGCCGAGAAGGTCGATCGTGAAGGGTTCCGACTTCGTGCTCAGCGCTACTGTTTGGATGATGCCGTTGCCCTGATTCGAGTAGTCGGTGGGTTCCGCCAAGAGGGCTCCTTGCGCCTTAACAACATAGAAGCCCACCACCGACCGATCTGCGTATTCGTACCGCCCGTTGACGGAATCAATCTTTCTCATGGCGGCTTGGAGCAGCACGCCATCGCTGATAACTCGAGGCTGGCCAGCCTGCTCCGGTAAGCCCAGGTCGGTTGGCACCCAAAGGAACGTCCCCGAGAGAGTGGCATTATTGGCATTAATCGAATAATCGGTTACGGCGCTGCCTAACCCTTCGTTGCCCGGCCAGACCGCCACCGAGCTGTCTCTCGCCTCGCCGAGCCAGGTGGCGAATTCGTCGCGCGCCTGAGCGGGCGAGATGTACCCATAGATGCGATGGTCGCAGAGCAGATCGGTGGTCGCGTTAGCGCCCCATGTGACCGAGGCGGCCTGCGTGTCCGGCGCACCGTCGCTGCTCGCCTGCAGCAGAGTTTCCGCGACCAGCGGGTCCACGTGGAGGATCAGGAGATACCTCCCCTCAGTGGTGCTGTGCCCGTAGACTGCGACGTGGAAGAGGCCGTCGTTCAGGCCGGAGGGCGAGGTCAAGAGGTTCAATCCCGCCACGCCGCCCACCGACGTGCTGCCCGAAACGCTGCCGTCAGTGGCCATCCGCAGGGCGTAGTTCTGATTCGTCACGCTCAGTTGCTTGACCAGGAGGTCCACGGCGGCGGACGGCGATCCGCTCACCCTGAACGCGCACCCGACAGCGAAGTTCACCAGGTCGTAGGCGTCGATATGCGCCGCCACCGCCGCGCCGCCGTTGAAGCTCGGGCCGACCGGATTCCCTCGATACCGAGGGATGAGCGCTGGCCTGTCCAACCTCTCGGAGGGGGAAGCCAGCTGGAATCGCACCTCGTCGCCGATGGCGGGATTAGCCGCGATCATGGCAGTGCACACCACCTCGAATGCCCGATGCGGTTTTCCGACCTCGCCCATGCGCAAGGTCAGCCGCCGTCCGCTGAAGCTCTTAGAACGGATCAGGTACGGAGAATTGCTCAGTTTCGAGCTTCGATTCTTCAGAGACACTGAAGATGGAACCGTCAGTCCAAATCCGCCGAAGAGCACGTCCTCGTCCAGGCGCTCGGTGATCTCACCGGGAGGCAGGAGGATAGCTTCCATGGTAGTGTTGGCCGGGTAGTCTTCCGGTCCGGTGCCAACCTCTACGAAGGAAGCCCACAGGGAGTTTTCAACGTCGGTTACGCGATCTCGCTGCTCGATCTCTGCCGTGATGTTCAATTCTGCCGCGGTGTCCGCCAAGGCCGCCGCTAGACTGCGGTGCGTAAAGGCCGCAGCCGTAGCGCCGCCGGTTGCACAATTGAATTGCTCGTAAAGTAGTCGGACGACGGCGGCTTGATCGATCGCTAGCCCTGGTGAGCCGGTCGCCAGCGCTGCGTCGACTACCGAGATGTCCCACGGCGACGGCTCAATCGCGTCGAGAGCCCACGCCTTGGCGGAGATGGTCGTAAGACCGCCACGCAGACGGACCCAATACCAACGGGAATCGCTGATCGTGCGCGTGGCGGTCGCCAGTACGGTCTCTGCGCCGGCTGCCCACTTGACCAGCTGGATCTGCGTGGCGCTCGAGCGCTTGACCACATAGGCGTTTACGCTCCCGGCGCTGCCCGAGCCGCGAATGGCGGCCAAGGCCTCGAACCCGTCGCCGGGGGTGTCGATCCTGACTAAAGCCAGTACCTCCTGCGCGGCGAGGTCGGACGCCGCGTCCAGGGCACCGAAGAGCCAGAGCTCCTTACCGGTAGACGACCCTCGGAGGTCGAAGAACCGCTTACGGCGCGGATCCACGAAGGGCCCGTCCACGATCAGCGTGGAGGAGGAGCCGATGAGATTCCAGTCCGACGGACTCCGGCCCTTCAGGTACTCGCGCGCGTCTGAGCCTACGCCGGCCATAAATCCGTTTGCTTAATTGAAGGCGGACAAGACCCTGACGACTAACGGGATTTCACTCCTCAGTTCAGACACCTCGTCGCGGGTATTCTCGGTCGCTCGTCGAATTCCGCGCAGCTCAATGATGGAGTCACCGTGCCCGACCTGCAGCTGCGTGACCACCGGGTCCAAGCTGCTCGCCGCGATGCTCAGCGGTGCCGGTTGCTGCGTCGCGCCAGTCTCGGCCCCCAAGCCGCCGAACTGCTCCAGAACCCGGTTGAGCATGTCGTTGGCGGACTTGAAGATATCACGGAAGCCCTGGCCGGCCACAGGCGTCACGGTCTGGGCCTCCTGGAGAAGTTGCTGGATGAGCTCCGGGAACTTGTCCAGCCCCTCTGCGTTTCCGCCCATCAGGGTGGCGAAGGCGGTCCCCACCCTGCCCTGGATGTCGGCGAAGCGCTCCAGCGGCTTCAGAGGGGAGACGTCAGAGAGGTTCATGCTGTCCAGCATGTCCCGCACCCCCTGGAGGTGCTGGTCGATCACCTGTTGGAGGGCGATGGCGTGGGCCTTTTCGAGATCCGTCGTGTTGCCCACCACCTTGCGCAGCTCGTCGAACTCCGCGTTGACCGCCTTGATCTCGCGAGCCATGGGGGAGAGGACGGAATCCAAGATCTCCTGGATGCGCCGCTGGGCATTGGCGACGTCGGAGCTACCGGTCCCCGTCCCGCCGGCATCGGGGATCCATTTCCAGCCGAAGCCGGTCCACTGCCAGTGCCCACCCTGCCCCTCGCCGCCTGGAGTTCCGGGCTCGCCGCCGCCGCCGGTGCCGCCGGCCCCACCGCCACCCCCGGGACCGAAGAGGGCCGGCCCGGCCTCGATCACCTTCGTGATCAGAATGTCTAGGGGTCCCGTTATGGCCCTGATCCTTTCTTCCGTATACCCAAGCGCGCGCATCGCGAGCTCGATCTCTTGGCGGCGCATCTGCAGCTCTAGGACGGCCAGGTCGTACTTGAGCTGAGCCGCCTCCTTGTCCATCCCCAGCAGTTGGTAGAGGTCGAGGAAGAGTTGCCCTGTAGCGGTCGCGAGCGAGCTCTCCTTCTGCCGGCGAGCTGCCGCCTCGATCTCGGTCCGCACCCGGTGGAAGACGTCCGCGGAGATCCGGCCGGCCGCCATCAGCTCTTCGTTGTCGCGAATCAGCTTGGCCGCGTTGGCGTCCAGCTGCGCGAAGCCGGCGAGCAGCGGGCCACCCAGAGCGGTCCCCGCGTTGATGAACTGCTGGGTCGCCCGATCCACGCCGTCCTGGATCGATTGCAGGGCAGCTTCCCCCTGGCGAGCGGCCTCGGCCAGGAGGCGCGCCGTCTCCGCCGCCGCGAAGCCCGCGGCACGGATCCGGTCGGACAGGTCGCGGAAATGCTGCTGCGAGGCAAGAATCGCCCTACCGGTCTCCCCCATGCCCTCCGCGGCCACCTCCTCGCGCAGGTCCCGCTGGGCCTGGGCCCGCTCCGCGCGCGACTGCCCGCCACCGCGTCCGCCCCGCGGGGCCTTGCCGCCGGCCGCCGCCATGGCAGCGTCGTACGCGTCCTGCCACATCTGGGCGTAGGCGTCCCACATCCCGAGGGCGACGATCTGGGCCTTGATCGCCTGGAGCTGGATCTCGACCATGAACTTGGCCCACTTCACTCGGTCGGCCTCGTACTTCTGAGAGCCCTCCAAGAAGCGGTAGAGGGTCTGGAAGATGCCCAGGCTGATCTGGTCCTGGGTCAAGGCCTCGGGAATCTTGTTGAGCTCGTCGACGTAGGCGGCCAGCACCTCGCGCAGGTGCGCCAGCGCGGCGTCGTACTCCGACAGGTCCTTGTCGCGGATGCCGCCCGGGGTCTCCGGGCCGCCGGCCGTCCCCTCGCGGCCGGACTGTTGCCGGCGGCGCTCCATGTCGGCGATCTGCCGCTGAGTCTCCTCGATCTGAAGCTGCAGCTCGGCTCGACGGGCAACGGCGGACTCGGCGATGCCGCGGTTCAAGCTCACCAGCGAGGCGAGGTACTCGGAGGCCGACATGTCGATGCCGAGCGCGGCGTAGATCATCGCCTGGCGCTCGCGCTCGCGGGCCGCCACCGTCGCGTCGATCGCGAGGCCCAGCCGCTGCTCCCCCTCGATCTGGGCCCGGTAGCGGTCGTCGATGCCCATGTAGCGCGCGCCAGCGTCTCCCAGGCGATCGTTTCTGGCCTGGAGTCCGACCGCGAGGTCGGCCTGAAACTGGTCCATCGTCCGCGCCACGCTGTTGTGGATGGCCAACCGCACCTCGGGGGAGAGCCCGGCAATGTCGCTCTGCTTGACGGCCTGGATCATCGCGAATTCCATCGCGGCCTGCTGGTCCTTGCCGAAGTGCTCCACCATGCCGTCGGCGAGCCTCACGTACCAGTCCGTCTTCTTGCCCTGCCCTCGGCGGCCAACGGACAGCGACCCCTCGAACCCGGTGATGATGCCACCCAGGCCAGCGACGAACTGCCCGACAGCGTCCACCAACTGCATTAGGTTGTCCTGCACCTGGCGCAGGCGCCTGGCGTCGCCTCTGACGTTGGTCACCGCGAGGTGGCCGGCCTGTCCGAGACCAATAGAGGCCTCCGCCACCACGGTGCCAGCCGTTTTGATCCAGTTCTTGACGACGAGGTAAACCACCGCGAAAACTGCCACCCATGCGCCCACACCCACCGCCGCCCCCGCAGCCCCACCACCATAAGCGGATCCTCCGAAGAGGCCACCCCAGCCGGCTCCGCCGGGCGCTGCGAACATGCCGCCGGCTCCGCCTGCCACGCCAGCGCTCCCGCCGAGAGCTCCAATCGCGCTCATTCCGCCGGTCACCCCGCCCGCTCCACTGCTCCCCGCAGCCGCGCCTGCAAGGCGCGTAGCAGCCATCGCCCTCTGCATGACCACCCACCGGGCGAACATCTCGATCAGCGCGCGGACCCACATCTCGAGGAGCCGGCGCATGAATTCCTTCCAGGAGACCTCCGCCCCGAGGATCAGGTCGCCGATGACCCCTTTGATTTCCTCGCCCGTCTGCCGCCATGCCTCCTGAATCGGTTCCATGGCCCGCGCCACGAGCTCCAGTTGGGCCTGTTGGGCGCGCAGCGCGGTGTCGACTTCGTGGACGCCGCGGATCTCATTCTCGACGGCCAGGCGCTGCAGTAAGAGCTGTCGGTTCTGCTCGTCGGAGAGTTGGGCGTTGAACTCGAGCCCCCTCTCCCGGATAGCGGCCAGCACCTCCTCCTGGATAGCCAGCTCCTCGGTAGCCCGGGAGAGCAGTCCGTAACGTTCCAGGATGCCGGCCACCTCGGAGCCGTAGAGGCTGGCGGCCGCGGCCTGGGCCTTCCAGTCGACGAGAGCGGCCCGAGCGCCCGCCTGGCGCCGCCTGGTCTCCGCCAAGGCCTCCTCCGCGGCAATCTGGGCGCGCAGGGACCTCTCCGCCTCGTGCTGCGCGCGCACCTCGTCGAGGATGGCCTTGGCCCGGTCGCTGCTCGCCGCCTGACCTTCTGCCAGCCGTCGCTTCTCCGCCTCCAGCGCCACGGCCCGGTTGCGGCTCGCCACGGTGCTCTGGGCGACGGCATCCGCGAGTTGCGCCTCCAGGTCCTTCAACCGGCCCTCGGCTTCTCTCTGCCGCTCGATCGCTTGGACGTTGAGCTGTACGGAGCGGTTGTACTCGGCGCGTTTCAGGATTTCGCTTGCCAGTTGCGCGACGTAGGCTCGATCCAACTCGAACCCTTGCCCCTTGGCGATCTTGAGAGCCTCGGCTTCGGCCTCTTGCCGTCGCATCGCCTCGGTCGAGCCCGTGAGGGCTTCCTGAAGTTTCATCTCGCCGTCGGCGAAGGCGGTGTCGGACTGCTCGGTCTGCTCCCGCAGGGTTTTGTTGACCTCCTGCTGGCGAGCCCACCGCTGCTCGGTCGCGATCAGTTCTTCGATCTTGCGACGCAGAATCTCGCGCTTCTCCGCGCTCATCTTGTGGAGGGCGGCCACCTCGTTGAGGGCGGTCGCTTCGCGATCGAGCACGTCGGTAGCCGCCTTAACGGTCGCGGATCCATAGATTTCGGCTTCCGCAAGAACCTTGCGCTTCTTGATCGCCAGCTCGTGCTTCTCGATCAGGTCGGCCACTTTCTGGCCGAGCTTGTCGGTCTCGTCGGCCATCGTCTTCGTTTTCTTGGCGCCCTTGTCGAGCTCCACTTGCAGCAGCGCAAGCGCCTCCTTGGAGTGCTGAAATTCGATCGCTTCGGTCCGTCCAGCCTGCGCGAGCCTTTGAGCCGCCTGCTCGGCAGCCCTGAGCTTGACGACGGCTTGGTCCGGCACGAGGTGGGCCACCATGCCCTCCCCGGTCCGCTCCCAAACGGTCTGCGTCGGACCGTGGCCGGCCGCGGCGGCGCGCGCTGCTTCGAGCACGTCGAGCGAGGCAACGTATTGCGCGTTGTGCTGAAGGATCAACGCCTGGCGGTTCGCCAAGGCCGCCTTCTCGTTGTCGATGAACGCCTGCGTCTGGCTTCTCAAGGTGTCAATGTCGCGGTCCCGGGCCTCCCGGGCGAGGTCGACGACGCGCTTCTCGTCCGCGGTCCCACGCGCGGATAGGCGCCGGGCCTCGTACAAGCGCTGGATCGCCGCCAGTTCGTATCCATAGGAGCCGGGGCCGGTCGCAAGGACCGTCTCCCCTACTGCCGCCGCAGCGCGTACGCCGTGAAATCGTTGCTTGCTCTTGGTGACCGTGTCGTACTGCTCGCGCAGTTTGGCCAAGGCGACGGAGTCCTGGTTGGCTCGGGCGACCTCCTCCAGATACTGCTCGTTCTGTTGGCGCGAGACGTCGATCAGGTGGCGAATCCAGACCACCAGGCCGGCGATGGCTACCGCTGCGATCGCATACGGGTTGAGCAAGAGCGCCGCGTTCATGCCGAGGATTCGAAGCTCTGCCAGTGCAGCAGCGGCACCCATCTCGATGATCTTGAGGGTCACCGAATACAGCCACGCGGCAACCTGCAGGGCCATCAGGGCGACGATGGCGTCCCGCAGGAGGCGCCAGTTCTTTACGAACCAGACGAGCAGGTCGATCGCCGCTTTGATCAAGCTCGCCAGTTTTTGACCGAGGGCGGCGGAGGCGTGCGCCGCCATTTCGTTGAATAGATCGGTGATCTCGCGCAGCCCGTCGGCGATGGCTGCCGTTGCGCCGCCCTGGCCGACCTGGTCTGCGAAATTGGAGAAGGCGTCCTTGAGGTTGGACAGCGCGCCGGCGGCGCTCTTGGATTGGCGCTCCATGCCGCCGGCGAACTCAGTCTCGCCGATTTTTGCAAGGTAACCCACGATGGCGTCGGTGTCGCGCTTCATCGTGGTCGTGACACCGTGGAAGGTAAAACTGATCTGTTGCCCCTGAATATGGGCTACGATACCGAACCGCTTCAACATTTCGGTTTCGCCGGTCGCCGCACCGATCACGGCCTGCGTGTAATCGGTGATGTCGCGGCCAAACGCGCTGGCCGTGTCACCCAGGGCGCGCAACAACCTCTCGGTTGGCGCGATGCCCACCGCAGACAGCATGGTAAAGGCGGTCGTAATATTCTGAACCTCGAAGGGCGTGGTGATCGCGAACCGCTTTATCATGTCGAAGGCGGCCGCGGCGGACTCGGCGGAGCCCGTCACGGTACGTAGTTGGAGACGTAGCTGCTCGAATTCGGTCGCCTTGACCACAACGGCTGTGATACCGGCCACCACCAGGGTGAAGGCCGCGGCAAGACCGATCAAAAGAGGGCGAATAGACGACGTCGCCTCTGCCGTCGCGCGCTGGCTCTTGTTGAGGCGATCGTGCTCGGCCGTCGCCTTGGCGATGCTCTCCTTGTAGGCGGCTTGCGCGCGAGCGTTCGCCTCGAGCTGTCGGTGTTCGGCGCTACCCAGGGCGATGCCAGCGCGAATGGCCTCGTTCTCGGCCGCTACCGCCGTCTGCATTTTTCGGTAGGCTTCCGCGGACATCTGCGCCGCGAGGGAGAGGCGACGCAACTGATCGGTCTCCCGGTTGCTCGCGGCGATGGCCGCCGCCTGCGCATGGAGCATGCGCTCCATGGTCGCGAGAGCCTGCCTCTGCGCCGTGCTCAACTCGGACGTCGCGCGGGCGGCTTGGCGCTCCCCGTCAGCGAGATGCCGAGCACCCTCGCCACCCTGACGCATCTCGGTGGCAGCTCGGCTTACGCCGAGGTTCTCGGTGCCAAGCCTCAGGTTGATGCGGAGGTCACTTGCCATCGGAGTCCCCCGCGGTTTTCATTTGCTCAGAATGGTAAGCGGCGCGCTCGTTAGCGATCGCGAGGACTAACTCTTCCCAGAAGAGCAGTTCCGCGGGCTCGACCACTCCGTGGCGTCGCAGAAACGCCTCGAAGTCAACGCCCAGGAGAACCGCGCCGTTCTCGTCGTGGGGAAGCCGGCCCTCCACCTCCCAGACCACCATCAACTCCCAGGACAGCGCAGGGACCGTCTTCGGATCGCCGTCTTCGTCCTCTGCGTCCTCGCCGTAGAGCAACTTTTCCATGGTGAGGACGTGGAGCGTGACGGGTTCCCCCGAGGAGTGCCGGGCCGTGGCAGGGCAGCGAGTGAGGTCGAAGGCAAGCCCGCAGGCGTGGCATTCTCCTTCCTCCTCGCATTTCCGACCGCAGCTCGGGCACTCCTCGGGGTCCCAAATAGCTCCACACCCGTCACAGATCAGCTTGCCGGCGTCGCGGACGAAGGCGTCGCGTTCGTCTCGGGACCGACTGAGCCAGTCTGCGTGGACCCAGCGGGTGTAGGCGCTGAGTCCGATTGGGCGTTTTCCGCTCCCTCGGTGAACCACTCGGCCGACAAGCGGGCCCCGTCCTCAATCCAGTTGGCCATCGCGTCGCCGAAGCGCTGGCCCAGGTAGGGATTCGGGACCTTAAAGCCGTCCTCCATCCGCGGCGACCAGGCTCGAGTCGCGGGACTCCAGTCCAGCAGGAATTCGTTGGTGATGACCAACTCGTGGCCATCCGCGTCCTCATTGTAAAGAAGCACCCACAGCCGCGTCTGCGCGTCCGACAGAGATCCCTCGTCCAGGTCGAGCCCCTCGCCGCCCTTCCAAAGAATGTCGGCGATCGCCGCTTTGCGAGCCCTGAGGTTTTCCTCGCGCTTCGCGGGGTCGAGGATGGCAGCCTCGGCCTCCTCCATCATGTCCACGATGGCGGCGGTCTCGGAGCCCTTCTTCTTGCGGAAGCCGCGGCGCCCCTCGGCCAGTTCCTGCAGCCGCTTCTGGCGGCGCTTCTTGACGTCTGGATCGGAGAGGGCAGCTTGGGCCTCCCACTCCTCCCAAGACCGGTGATTCGAGCGAAGCACCTCGACGGAGAAGGGCTTCTCTCCGTCGTCGATGCCGAATGGGTTGGTGATAATCCGCGTGTCCTGCGCGATGCGCTGGACGTGTCCCCCGAGATGGCCTAGTCGAATAGGTCCCTCCGTTTCTCTGGTTATTGGCTACCGACCGATCAGACCAAGATCGTGACGGCGCCGGCCTTCGTGATCGTGACTTGCCCCTGGACGATCCAGGTGACGTCGATGGTTGGGGTGGTGTTCTTTTCTCCGAAGAGCATGCCCAGGTCGTCGATCTTCACCGCGAAGGTGTACGACGGCTCGTCGTCGGTGACCGCCCCGCTGGTGTGCTTGAAGACGAAGGTGTCGTTCCCGTCCCCGTTGAAAGCGGTCACCATGGCCGCCTCGAACTCGGTGAAGTTCTTGGATCGAAAGAACGTCACCTGTGCCTCGTGCTTCGAGGTGCCCTTCTCGGTGGCGTCCCCGAGGTCCTCGTAGGAGGGATCCTCGATCCGCACGCGGGTGAGTTTGAGGGTGAGCTTGCGTACCCATTTCGAGATGTCGGCAGCGTTCAGGGTGACGACCGGGTTCCGGATCACCCTCTTTTCGTTCGCCATGAGGCGTTCTCCTTGCGGGCGGAGCCCGGTAGTTGCGGTGGTTACAGAATGCTCTTGTCGATCAAGTCGATGCCGCTCGCCGTTACGGCCGTTCCCGCCCCTGTGACGGTGATCCTTTCTCGCCAGAAGAGCTCGCCCGTCAAAGCCGCCACGTCGCCGTCCAACTGCTGCCAGGAACCGCCCGGGCCGAGCAGGGTAACGCTCGCGCCGACGATTGGCGTGGCCATGGCGGGGTCGCTGTCGTGGAGCAACTCGAAGAGCACGGACGTCCCCGAGAACCCAGGGGGATCCGCGAGTTGCGGAGTCCAGGCGAGGAGTTTGCCGGCCACGACCGCCCCCATGTTGAGGATCGGCGACAGAAACGGCCCACCGGCGGCGTTGTATGCCGTGGTCCCGAGGTTGGTCCACAGGAGCTTCCCGTAGTGGACCATGGAGCCGCCCCCGCCAAGGCCCGCCTCGAAGCTGCGCAGGGCTTTCTTCTCGTGCGGCAGGGTGAGCTCGTAGATCTTGGTGCGCATCATGACGACTCTGTCGCCAGAGGCCGAGACCGCTACCGGAGAACCGCCGGCCGCGCGCCGCATGTCCCCGTCGCGAAGCGCAAGGAGCGAGAACTGCGTGTCCAGGTCCTTCAGCTCGGTGAGCAGTTCGGTCTCCGCCGCGCTTCCAACGCCCGAGATGGTGGCCTCGTTGCCGTGGGACCCCTTGACCGTGTCCGCTCCGAGATCCTCGAAGGTCTCCGAATCCACGCGGTCCCTCTTCTTGGGGAGTCCGAGATTCCTCGCCGCTATCGAGATCCGGTAGCCGTTCAGGAAGACCGGAATGGATCGCAGGACGAATTTTTCATTCGCCATCGGTCGCCTCCTTCGGCGCGATGGGCCGCGCCCTCGGCGCCGGTAGTTCGGCGGGGATTGCGGTCGCCGCCGAGGCAGCTGGCGGATGGGTAGCGGGCGGCGCTTTCACGGGCGCGAAATAGCCCTCCCGCTCCAGCCACTCCTCGCGTACCTTGGCGACCCGGACGATTCCGGCGCCCGTTGCCGCCGGGTCGGAGGTGACGCGAGTGCCGGGTGGGTGCTTGAACCATGGCCTGGTGAGAGTCTTCATCGTTAACCTCCAGAAAACGGGACGGAGAGGAGTTCCCCCATCCAATCGCCCACCTTCCCCATCCTCTGGACGAAGGCGTCCTCCGGAAACGCGGCCACCAGGTCGATGGCGTGGGTCGCTAGGTGCTGCCTGAGTTGCTTCAAGGCCTCGGAAGCCCGCCCGCGGCGCGCCCCTGTTTGGTACATCAGCTGGTAGCGGATGTACCCACGGAAGGCCGGCGGCACCGAGGAGTCGTAAACCGCCTCCACTGCGGTAATCTCGTGCGCGTAAATCGCCCACATGGTCGGCTTCGCAACGTCGTTTCCCGGCCTGATCGCAGAAATGGCTTCGGCGCCGTCCTCGAACGAGCCGGCCCACGAGCTAGTAACCGGTGAAGCCGGTGCCCAACCCTCCAGAGTGCTCGAGACCCAGGAGCGCACGTCGTCCTCCCAACCGTGGCCGTCGCTCACAGTCCAAACCTCGCTTCAACGGCGCGGATGGCGTCCTCTTCGATCTCGGCTGCGCGCGCCAAGATAGCCGCCATGGCCGGCCCGTAGATGCCGCTTGGCGCCTGGAGCGAACCGGCGGCCCGGCCGCGCGAGTCGACGTGCCGGCCGAGCTCCAGCACTCCCGCGTAGCTGTCGTCCGGCCGGCGGGCGTCTGCGGCGGCGTTGGCGATAAAGAGAGGCGTCTCCAGGTTCGACGTCGTGCTTCCGGCGAGGACCGCGTCGATCTCGGCCGCACCGGGCACGGGAAAGCTGGTCGCGTTGGGCAAAACCACGAACTCCGGATTGCCCAGCGATCCGCGATGAGACGCCCGATACTTGCCGGACGCCGCTGGCGAGAGGGCCACGATTTCCAGGAAGGCCGCGCGGAAGGCTCGGTTCTTGAGCTCCAGGGCGAGCTCGGCGAGCACCGCGGGGATGGTTTCCTCGAGGATCGAGGCCAACTGCTCGGGGGTGACGTCGCGCGTTGCCATCAATGCCTCGTCGCCCTCAGGCCGTGCTCCTGAAGGATGCAGCCCATGTAGCAGATCTCGGAGACGACGACCTCTCCCAGGATGCTTTCCACGTAGGTGCGGCCTCCGTCCGGTAGACGCTTCACCACGAAAACGACAACACCCTCGACGTCGCCAGCCTGCAGGTCCTCCTGCAGGAGGGGGATCACGTCCTCGACGTGCGAGCAGTCCTTGCGGACCAAGCCGAGGAGCTTGCCGGTCGGCTCGCTCAAGTGACCTCCGCCAGCGTCTGGTGCATCATCGCTTCGAGGCAGGACACGCCGCCGATGACGGCCAACCGGTTCTCCGTGCAGCCGTGCGTCCAACCCATCCCGATCTCGCCGCCTGGCTGAAGCGTGACGAAGCCAACCCCGAGGATGCGCCCCTCGCGGGCCTCGCCGAGCAGCCACTCCAAGCGCTCGACGGTGTCGTTATCGACGGCCGCAGCCTGGTCTCCCGCGGGGAAGTTGAGAAGGCGCGGACCCGTGGCGGGAGGGGCGTTCAGCTCGCTCATCGCCTGCTCCTCGCCGGCCACCTGCGCACGTTGCGCCTGCGCCAGCCCATCCAGGCGGTGAGCACCCGGATATAAACCTTTGGCGAGCCCTGTCGTCCTCATGGTCGCCCAACCTCCAGGTCCCAGGAGCCGCCCTCGGTCGCCGCGAAGCCGCTGACCCTGCCGACCGCGCCATCCTTCAGTCGCCGGAACCCCATGTTCTGCCGGGGCGTGGTGGGCGCGTTGCGCTTCGGAACCGAGACGAGAAGCGTCGTTGCTCCTGCGGCGAAGCGGGCCATCTCGACCTCGGTCGCGTTCTGGCAAAAGCAGTCCTCAAATCTCCGTGTCGGCCCCTTGACCGCGACCACGTCGTCCTCGGCTACGTCCGCGGCGAGAGCCGGCGCCACGGGAACGGCCGTGATCACGTCGCCAGCCACCGCGACGCCCGACTGGACAACGTAATCCGCACCGCCGATCGTGAGCACCGACCCCTTGCCGAGCAGGCCCGACAGCGTCGAGGAGTCCGCCAGGCGCAGAGAGATTGCCGTGGCCCCGGCGAGCGCTGAAGCCGCCATCACCAGGGACTCCGGGACGCGGCTCGAGGTAACCGCGATCAGTTCCAGCGGCTCGGTAAGCTCGATCGCCTCCGCGCCCAGCAGCCCGTGCAGCATGGGAACGGCCGCCACCAGCAAGGAGTTCAGGTCGTCGGCCATAGATCAGCTCGTAGGCGCAACGAAGACCGTTGCGAATACCTCGCAGCGAATGACCCCCGCGCCCGGGGTCCCCGTGGTCGTAATGCGCAACTTAGCCGCGGCTGTCTGCGTCGGGCCGGCCGCGTCGGTGGCCACTCCCCCCTTCATGTGGTCGAGACCCACTGAGGTCGTCCCCGCCGCCATCGTCGCGTTCGCCGCGGAAAAGCGAGCCGCCGTGGTGCCATCGCCAACAACCCAAGCCGTGGCCGTCGTGATCGTGGTGGTGACCCGGCAGACCACGGCGTGGACGATGGAGTTTGCCGGCAGGAGATTGGCCGAACTGTCGGTGGTGGCGCCGACGGTGCTCAAGGTGATCGACTCGGAATTTACGACTTCGGTAGCCGTCGCGCCGTTGGTGCCCACCACCTGGTTGATGGTAACGCACGACGCGGCGCCGGCGCCGTCGAACTGGATCACCTTGAGGGGCCCGGTGCAGTCGTTGGCGAGAGCCGAGAGACCGGTAGCCGGCAGGGCAGTTCCCCAGGAGAGGGAGTGGCAGACCTGCAGCGAGCCGTCCGTCGCACTGATCGCCGCGTAACCCTCAGTCGCCGCCGTGCAGGATCGGGCGCCGATCACGGCCGTGGTCGCCGGCTCGCGCCAACTGATCCATCCGAAGCGAGCGCGCTCTTGCGCGAGAACCGGCAAGGCGAATAGCAGCAGGGCCAGCGGCAGCATCTTGATCTTCATCGTGGTCTCCTTAAAGGGCGGGGATCATCGTCGAGATCAGCCGCCAGGCCTCTGGGTGATTGGTGGATAGAGAGTTCAAGTCCACGCCGGCGCGGAAGGATGCGCTCCCCGACCTCGAGGATAGCGACTGCAGGGTCGCGTTGGAGCCGCGCAACGGCATGAGCCGGCCGGCGGCGGACGCTTCCGCGAGGAGTCGGATCCCCTGGAGATACTCCTCGAGCAAATACTCCCCTTCGGGAAGGATCGCGTCGAGAAGCCGTCCGCGGGAGTCGTAGACCCCTTCGGCCGGAAAGATCAAGTGCTGTCCTAGCTGCCGTGGCCAGCACCGGACGTGGGGCCGGATCGCGTTCTCGGCCTCCTCGGTGGCGAGGAGCAGGGCCCGGTCGCGCTTAGGGTCTCCCGTCTCGTTGGTGAGGTTGGCGAAGCTGGTGAGCCCCCGCCGAACCAGCCACGCCGCGGCGTCGTCGACGTCCTCGTAGACCAGGGCCGTCGCCAGCCCCATCCCGTCCTCGATTTCCTCTTCGGCAAAGGCCATGCTCACCCCGCGGACTCCGTCTTGGTGGCAACCGGCAGCTCCTCGCCAGCACTCGTCTCCGGCTCGGCAACGGGTAGAGGTGGCGGCTCGGCGACCGCCTCGAGGGCCTCAAGCTCTTTCTCGGAGAGGCGCTTCCCGTCGAGCGCCGCCGCGAGAGCCGAACCCTTGGCGAGCTCGTCGTGAGTGACCTGCGCGGCCAGGATGCGCCGCAGGAGGACCCGCACCTTGGAGAGGGCGGGAGGGCGGATGGTCGCCAGCTTGGGCAGTGAGTCCGTGAGCGAGGAGTAGACCGCTACCGCATCCGAGATGACGGGCAGGCCGGCGATGATGGCCCACAGTCCGCTCTCGGCGCCGTTCGTCACCACCAACCAGGCCCGCGAGAGGACCTCGGCGAGCGGTTCATCGCCCGGCCAGCTCGTCTCGTCGTAGCCGCTCGCTGGCACCACTTCACCGGGGTCCGGCCGCCAGGTGATCCGGCTGTCGGACATCGCCCGAAGCTTCGCGACGGTCTCCTGGGCCCAGATGGCCACGGCGGAGGCTGTGCTGCCGCTCCCGGCCGCGCGGCCCAGGACTACGATCGACTGCGCCTTCACTCGCCGGCGCTCGGCGAGCTCGAGGTCCAGCGCCTCGAGCCGTTCGGGCGCCCCGAGATCGTCCGGAAGCCAGTCGATCGCGCCGGATCCGACGAAAACGCGGTGCGCTTCCGGCAGGTAGGGGGACCGCACGACGGCCACCGGCTTCTTGGCCGCGAGGTAGCTCGCCGCGATTTCGTCGTAGACGCCGTCGGTGCCGAGCACTACGGCGCCGGCGAGATCGGTGCGGGCGAGCAGGGGGCGCCAGACCCCTGCCAGTTGGAAGGCGCCCTGGTGACCGAGGGCACCGAGCCCGGCCGCGACCGCGTCCACCAGCGGTCCGGACTCCTGCGCGAAGATGCCGAAGGTCTTCAAGGTCGTCTCCCTACTGGCTGAGGATGAAGATCCCGGGTCCGAGCTTGTGGGACGAGACGACCAGGTCCCACTTCGTCGCGTCGGCGAGCGTGCTGTCGTCCGGGTTGTCCGCCGAGCCGGCTTTCCAAGACATGCCGCGCACCTTGAGCGTGAACGACCACTCGATCTGGAGGCGAACCAAGAGGTTTTCTGGAGCGGCGGTGGCGTCGCCGGTGACGATCGCGAGGTTTCGGCGTTCGCTGTTGCCCTCCTCGATCTCGACGGCGCCGCGAACCAGGGCGAGACTGTTGTACTTGTTGGGACTCCCCGCCACCAAGAGGGGAGCGATGTCGGTGACCACCGGGATCCGCCCGCTGGTCCCCGTGGTGCCCTGAAAGATGGCCAGCGCGCCGGCGGCGAACTCGCGGTTGACGATCGCGTCGCCGATCAGGTCGTGCCAAGGCTTCGAGTGCATGAAGAGCGTGACAATCTCCTGCGCCCGGTCCCCGTGCTTGGCGAAGCCGTTGTTGAGATCGGGGAAGTTGAGCGTGGGCGTCGACGCGGCCGAGATGTCGAGCTTGGCGGTCGCACCGATCGCTCCCAGGCTGCCCAGAACGGCGGAGAGCGCGGTCGTCATCATGTTCTCGGCCTTGTGGGCGCCGAACTGCAGGCCGGCCTGCCGTTGGCCCATCTCGCTCGGCAGTCCGAGGTCCTCCCAATCCTGGAGGGTCCAGTCCTGGATGAAGGTACGGAAGATCTTGATCTCCCCGCGGCCGATGTTGGTGAAGCGAGTGGGCGTCAGGTTCCCCGTGCTGCTGGGGTTGCGGCGTTGCACCTGGCCGCTGGTGTTGGTGAAGAAGTTGGTGGTCCGGCGCCGCCCGGCGAAGCCGCCGCCGGGGGTGATCTGGATGGCGCCACCGCCGGAAGCGTCGAAGCCGGTGATGATGTCCGCGAGCCCTTCGTACTCCGCCGTTGAGAATACCGGCTCGAAGAAGGTCAGTCCCGAGCTACTGGTCCCCATGGTCTTGCTCTCCTGTCAAAGGCCCCCGGGCCATGCGGACCAGTCGAGGGCTAGGGTTAGGCCGCCGCCTCCTTGCTCTTGCTGAAGCGGGCGGCGTTGTGAGCGTCGACGGCCTTCTTGTAGCCGTCCGGATCCTTGGCGGAGAAGGCGAGCTTCTCGTCTTCGGTCATCGACTTGAAGGGCTTGTTCGGTCCGCCGGCGACGTCGTTGGTCTCGGTGCCGGAGCCTTTGCCCTTGCTGACGAAGCAATACTGGAGGTGGCCGAACGGCCCCTTGCCGGCGCGGGTCTGCTCCAGGAACTCCCGCGGAGTCATCAACCCGTCGGGCCCACTGCCCGGCATATAGGCGCCGTTGCTCTTGAACCTCGCGACCGGGAAAGGTAGCCCGTCAACTTGCTTGCGCTCGATGATCCCGGAGACTTCGCCGATCAAATGGTTCCAGGCGCCATCGTGGACGAACTTGAAGTCCTCCGGCATCGCTCCGAGCACCAACTCCTTGGCGGCGAAGGAGAGCATGACCTCGCGATCCAGGTCCTTGACCTTGGTCTCCAGCTCGGTGATCTTGGTCTTGTCGGCCTTGGTGACCTCGGCGAGCTCGGCTTGCTTCGCCTCGAACTTGAGCTGCGCCCGGCGATCTACTTCCTCCGAGAATTTCTTGGGGTCGGCTCCAAGACCCTGGGCCGCCAGCTCGGCATCGCGCTCCTCAGCTTCCTTCACCTTCTGCAAGACGCCCTGGAGGCCACCGAGCGGCTTGAGCGACTCCTCCAGCTTCTTCTTTTCCTGGAGGATCTCGTCGCGGTTTGCGAGGATGCTCTTCTTTTCGTCGTCCAGTGGTTTGGTCGCAGCCGCTACTGCGGCCGCCACTGCCTGCTGGATCGCCGCCTTGACGGCAGGATCGTCAAGGTTGGGTCCGCCACCGGCGGCCTCCTTCTTCTCCTCGTTCTCCATTCTCAGCTCCCTTGGCCGGGACTCCCGGCTCATGCTGCGTCCTGGGTGGGGCCTGTAGCCGTCCGGTACGGCCGGCGGCTCAGCCCCTTCAGATTCCGCCCCCAAGGCAGACCGTTGGCCACCTGCCGGGCGGTGATTCAGGAATCAGGATAGAGGAAGTCCATTGCGCGACTTCGAGTTTTTGTCCGCCAAAAGCGCCGCCGCCCCCCTTGCGCCGCAAACAAGGAGTGCTGTAGGATGGGCAACGTGGAGACCGACGAAAGCGTGGTGGTCGAATTGAGCGGGAATCCGCCTGCGGCTCCCATGAGCGAGTTGAACGAGGCCGAGGCGGCGGAGCTCGCAATGTTCATAGCCGCCCTCAACGGGGAGGCGCCCGTCGTCGACCTCTCCGGGCTCGAGGCGCCAGTGCGCAAGGCGGAGTTCGCCCGCGTTTGCGACCGCGGAATCGCCGCCAAGGACGCCGGCGCGCCGTATGCCCTGGTCGAATTCCTGCTCGCGAGGTCGACGTCATGACCGACCTCCCGCCCGACGCCTGGGACCGCGAGGTCAAGAAGAAGGAGCGACCGAAGGGCAAGGTCGCCTTCTCCCGCCGCGCGCCGCTCTATCGCCGGCTTCGGCCCGGGATCGTGGAATGCACCCACTGCCGCGAGGTTATGTCCGACGATGAGAGCAAGGCCCATACAAAGATCTGTCCGGTGATGCACTCGGAGCCCCGCCGCTGATGACCGACTGGCCGGATTGCGATTGCGAGGGCAGAGAGGGCGACTTCGTCTCGCCGAACCCGGACGACCACGGGGCAGACTGCTCGCGGGGGCTGTTCCTGCGCGCACGCAACGAGGCGATCGCGAGCGAGGACGCGGAGGCATTCGAGCGGGCCGTGGGCGCCCAGAGATTCGCTGAGGCGGCGAATGCCGCATACCACGCCACGGGCGACAAGCTGTCCGCCCTGGCCTACCTCGCCGCGCACTGCGGCGCCGACTTCGAGCGCCACGGCGCACGGGCCGCAGTCGACGGTCTCCCGCAGAAACCCGTCCCGCCGGCCGTGACCCTCGCTGGTCCCGACGCCGTCCGAGAATGGACGCAAGGCTACGAGTCGGTCGCGAACGAGCCGTCCGCGCCGGCCTTGACCAGCGCTTCCCCGACAACAACGTGCAGGCGCGCGAGAAAGGGATGATCCTGAATGCGGGCCTACCTCGATGCTCTCCGCCACGCCTTACAAGCGAGGACGACGATGTGCCCTTCTAGGGAGACAAGGTAAGTGGCCCGTCTCGAGTTTGCCAAGCGGGCCGCCCTCTCCGAGGTGCTGAGAACGGCGAGGGAGCGTCTCCAGTGGAGCCAGACCGACGCGGCTCTGCGCGCGGTGGAGGCCCTGCGCGAGGCCGCCAAGGACGGCCACATGAGCCCGGCGGACCGTCGCTTGTGCCAGAACCTTGTCGTTACACGCCATCACGTCCAGCAGTTGGAGAATTGCCCGGCCGAGCCGCTCAAGGGCGAGAGCAGGATTCGCCTCATGGGACTGCAGCTCGCGCTCGGCCTCACCAGCGCGCAGGTCAACCGTCTGGCAGGAGGGATCTGATGCTGCGCCGGGATCGCAGGGGCCGCCTCCGCGTCTACCTCGGCCGATCCCTCGTCTCGATTCCGGGCTGGCGCCGGGTGCGCGTCACGATCCGCAGAAACAGGCGCTGGGTACGTGCTTACGCCTGGGTCCACCCCGCGTGCAATAGCGGCGGGTGGCAGTGGGTTGGCCGATACCTTGAGTGGGAGCGCACCGGCAAGCGCCCGCCCACCAACACCCATATGCACCACCGTGATGGGGACAGGGCCAACGACGAAGCGAAAAACTTCGAGCCTCTCCCGTCGGTTGCGCACGGTAGATTGCACGCCTCTGCGGCCCGACGAGACGCCCAAGGACGGTTCGCCGCTGCTGCCAAATGATTGCCGAATAGAAGGAGACCATGAAGAAGAAACCGTTTGGAGGCAAGAAGGCCGCGCCGTTCAAGAAGGGCGGAGGGCGCGCTACCTCTCACCCGAAGACCGCTAAAGGCACGGCGCGGAAGAAGCGATCCACTAAGTGAGGGGGGCCTTGCTGAGGTGGCCCTGGAATGCATGAGATTCGCTTCAACGCCCATCTTTGGCCGCACGTTCACGAGCTCTACCGGTCGGGGGCTGGCTCGCCGCGGCATTACTTCGAGGTCAGAGTTTTCCCGTCCCGTACCACGCAAGCTGCGGCTTACCGACGACTCGTCGCGCGCACTATCAAAACCCGTCATGGCGCTGAAGCTGGCGACGAGGGGCGAGCTAGCGGTATCTTCGTTCACCCTCGCCAAACGGCCGCGGTGGTCAGCACGTGGTCAGGAAGGGGCGGCACCTTGTCCAATCGCTTCGCGGTGGCCCTCTTCGCTCGCCGACTGCTTACGATGGAGTGCGTCTCGCACGAGGCCGTCCACGTCACGACCTCTCTTCTTCGCGGCCTTGCGCACGCCAAGGCAAGCGGCGAACGGAAGCTTAACCCCTTCGTGAACCTGGGCCGGTCCCCCGGCGGCGACAATGAGGAGCGCTTCGCCTACCTCGTCTCGGCGGCCGTAGTCGCGATGCTCGAAGGCTTCTGGTCTGTGGGCATCCGGAAAATCAAGAGAACATGAAGACGACGATCCGCGATCCGCAAGTCTTCCTCGACGGCACGGACGTGAGCGCCTCGGTGACCTCGCTGTCTTTTGAGGTTGAGCGCCCGCCGCTTCCCCGTGCCTCCGCGCTCTCCCCCCTTTCCTTCGCGTCACCGATCGTTCGGGCGAGGATCTTGCTGCCACTCAAGCGCCTCGCCGACGCGACATCGCGCGGGCCTTGCGCAGCTACGCCTACACCTTCTCGACCGAGGACGAGCTGCAGGGCGGAGTGGCGGACGTCCTCCGCCGCGAGGGTTTCGATTTCCGGCGCGAGCGCGCGGTGGACGCGAAATCTCGCCCGGATTTCTTCCACGCTGAGTCCGGCATTGGCATTGAAATCAAAGATCGCCGGCAGCCCCGCCGCAATTGCACGCCAAGTGCACAGATACCTTGCCAATCCGACCGTCAACGCTGTAATATTTGGTCTCCAGTCGCGGCGACCACGGGCGTTATGTCTTGGCGTCGGAGAATCGCTTCGCGTTGGTCAACGTGAGTAAGGGGATCTAATTGAAAGTCGGCACCAAAAGCCTGCTTTTCGGAGTGCACCAGTTCCTTCTGCATCCCATCTTCGTCGCGCTCGCGTGGCGCAAGTTTTACGGCGAGTGGCCAACGAAACCTCACCCCGACTACTGGCGGCGAAGTCGCGGAGAGCGATCCCCTCAGTGGCCGGTCTGGCTCGCCTTCCTCGTGCACGATTGGGGATATTGGGGCTGCGCCACGATAGACGGGGAGGACGGGAAACAGCATCCGCTCGTTGGAGCGCAGATTCTGGGGAGACTCTACGGGGAACAGTGGGGCAGATTCTGCAAATACCACTCGCGGAGCTTGGCCCGCCTCGACAAGGTGAACCCGTCCGATCTTTGCGCGCCGGATAAGCTGGCGATCCTGTTCTACCCACGATGGCTGTATCTGCTCTTGGCGCGAGCCTCCGGGGAGCTTCTGGAGTACATGCGGAACTCGGATTCACCAGCCGGCCGCAGCGTAGGCATCGACACTTCGACGCCCGAGGCGTGGTTCGATTCGACTCGGGCTTACATGCTTCGCGTGGTGGAGAAACTGCGACGGGGAGCTGACGCGGGAGTGCCACCGGAGATGATGCGCTCGGAGGCGCAGGTGCCGTGACTCAGACCTACGGTACTGCCACCCTCAAGGGCGCCACCTGGCACGTGGAAGCGCAGCCTCACGTCGCCATGCTGCTCAAACGCTGGTTCAAAAAGGGCGACAAGGGTAACCCTGGCAAGCTGAAGCTCTCGAATACGCTGGAGACTTGCCGGGATCTCGAATGGTTTAGCGAGCGGTATCCGCTGCAATTCGAGCCCGAGGCCGCTCTGCGCGATGGCGCCGCTCGTCACCGCTCCATCGTCGAGCGCATCGCCGAGTACAGCTCTCCAGATTTTCACCCACGCGCCCATGCGGAGCTGAGGATTCAGCCGCGCACCTATCAGTCGCGCAGCGCGGAAATCTGTCGCGCTGCCGGTAGTTTACTATGTGCTGACGAGTTGGGTTTGGGCAAGCAGCAGCCCGTCGACTCCAAAGTGCTTACTCCGTCTGGCTATCGACCCATCGGCGATCTGATGGTGGGTGACTACGTCATCGGTTCCTCCGGCAAGCCGGTCATAGTCACGGGTGTCTACCCTCAGGGCCTCCAAGTCAACTACCGCGTGACCTTCAGCGACGAGTCTTCAGTGGAAGCTGGACTCGATCACATTTGGGCCGCAGATTATCTCCGCGGTGGGCGTTCTTGGGCTCGTTTGACCTTCACGACTCGTCAGCTAATGGAGGATACCCCGCTTCGCCATGTCCGTGCATCTGGCCAAGTTTCCTGGATGACCCTGAGCAAGACGAATCTCTATTTGCCGATGCTTTCCGGTCCTGTGGAATTCTCCGCACCACCATTGCCTCTCCCAGTCCCCCCGTACACCCTCGGGGCATTGATCGCTAATGGCTCGATGGCGCACACCAACGTCGCTCTCACGGTGGGCACGAAAGATTGGCAACATGTTAGGTCGATGCTGCTCATCGACGGCCTATCCCTCGGAGCGTGCCATGCTTACGGTGGGGCCACGCGTTGTGGCGTTATCGGCTTACGACCGATGATCCGCGCCCTTGGTCTTAGCGTTTTGAGCAAGGTTAAGCGCATTCCACGCCAATACATGCTCGCGTCGATCACGGAACGCAAGGCTCTGCTTTGCGGACTCATGGACGGCGATGGCTCGATCAGCCCGGAGCGGAACCGGATCTCCTATCACACCACGAGCGAAGTCCTCGCTGAAGATGTCCGCGAGTTAGTCGAAGGGCTCGGAGGGGTCGCCTCCATTCGTTGCTACGACCGAAAGGCGGAAGACAAAGGTCTGGAGTTTCAGGTAAGAGTGCGGGTCCCGCCGTGGATACAGCCGTTCACGCTGCCGCGAAAACTGGAACGGTATCAGCCGAAGTTGAGGACGCACCCTGTGCGGACCTTTAAATCGGTGGTGTATTCAAGGGCGGCGGAGTCGGTGTGTATCGCAGTGGATGCTCCTGATCAACTCTACGTCACCGAGCACGCAATTCTGACGCACAACACATGCACAGGTATCACCTTGATCGCCGACCCCGCCTGCCGGCCGGCCGTCGTGGTGCCACCCGTTCATCTACAACGGCAATGGGCAGCCGAGTGTATCAAGTTCGCGCCGGGGCTCGTGGTGCACATCATCAAGTCGACGAAGCTCTACCAGCTGCCGACGTTTTTCGGAAACATCCCGGACGTCGTCATCTGCCCCTACTCCAAGCTGGCGGCATGGGCGCAGGTCCTCGCGCAGCACGCGAAGTCCGTGATCTTCGACGAATGCCAGGAACTACGACGCAGCGGCACACCAGCGAGTCCCTCACAGAAGTACAACGCGGCAACGCTCTTGGCGCACGCTGCGCAGTGGAAGCTCGGCTTGTCGGCGACGCCAGTTTTTAACTATGGCAGCGAAATCCATAACGTTTACGAGGTCCTCGCGCGCGGCCGTTTGGGCGAGCACGAGGAATTCGTCCGCGAGTGGTGTAAGCCCTGGAAGACGAGCGGTGGGCAGCACGCGCTACGCGATCCTCGCGCCTTCGGCTCCTACCTTCGGGAGGTGGGCCTGATGGTGCGCCACACCAGGCGAGAGGTGGGTCGCGAGCTGCCGCCTGTGATCTCCACCGTTCACACCGTGGATGCGGACGAGGAGCGCCTGGCCCAACTCGAAGGGGACGCCGCGGCGTTGGCGCGAACCATTCTTCGCGACGTCGAGTACACGCGCGGCGAGAAGATGAACGCCAGCGAGGAACTTTCCGTGAAGCTCAGGCAGGCGATCGGCATCGCGAAGGCCCCTTACGTGGTGGACTTCGTTCGGCTGCTGGTGGAGTCCGGGGAGCAAGTGTTGTTGGCCGGCTGGCACCGCGAGGTCTACGGGATCTGGGCGGAGCGTTTCAAGCAGTTCGATATTCCCGTGTGTTGGTACACCGGCAGCGAGAGCCCGAACCAGAAGGAGGAGAGTAAGCGTCGCTTCGTCGCCGGCGAGGACAAGGTGATGATGATCAGTCTCCGGTCTGGCGCGGGGCTGGACGGCCTGCAGGAGCGCTGCAACGTAGTGGTGATCGGCGAGCTCGACTGGAGCCCGGCCGTCCACGAGCAGCTCATCGGCAGGCTCCATCGCGACGGCCAACAGGAGCCGGTCCTCGCCTACTTCTTGGTTGCCGATACCGGCGCGGACCCGATCATGTGCAAGGTCCTCGGCCTGAAAAAGGCGCAAGTGCAGGGAATTCGAGAACCGCACGCTCCGCTGGCGACTCCTCTCTCCAGTGACGGCGCTGATCGCATGAAATCGCTGGCCGCTGACTATCTACGGCGGCGGGGACTCGGGCCTGCGACCCCAGGCCAGGCGGACGCCAATGCCTAATTCCTTCCGCTGCCCGTCCTGCGGGAGTTTTACCAGGGTTGTCAATTCCAGGCCGAACCACCGCGGCGTTTACCGTCGCCGCGAATGTCAGCGCGGCTGCCGATTCACCACCCAGGAGGCACTCGTCGGGAGCGACATCCTTGGTCACCTAGAACAAAACCTTCTCCGCAAGATCCGAGCCCTATTGGTCGAATTCGATCAGGAGAACAGAGGTCAGTGATCATCGCGATCACCGGCGGACGCGACCACGCACCGGAGCATGCCGAGGTGCTCTCTTTCTGGCGCTTTTGGAGGGAGCTCGGAGGAACCGAGCTTCGCCACGGCGCGGCTCGCGGAGTTGACTCCGTCATCGGCTCGCTGGCCAAGGGCGCAGGGGTCTACGTTCGGCCGTTTCCGGTAGACGAATCTATCGACGGTCCCTGGCCGGCCGCTGGTTATCGCCGGAACTGGCGAGCTGGCGCCAGGAGAATCCTGTGTGAGTTTGCCGGGCGCCGCCTCGCGGCGAATAACCGCAACAGCCTTAACGGTACGACATCTGTGCCGAGTCACCCAACAAGCCCAAATAGAAAGGACGATCCTATGACTAAGCTCGAGTTGGCCCTAATGCTCAACGGCCGAGAGATGGGCGAGGAGATCTCCGACGACGAGGAAGCTCTCGCCAAGGCGTCCAACCTCGTTGTCGTGTTCGGAGCCTCCGACGATCTAACGGAACTGCGGGGCGCCGTCAACGACGAAGTCAGCTGCATTTACGGCGGCTCGTTCCTGATCGATGGCAAGGGCTTGCTTCCCGACGAACGCGACGAGGACTGGAGCGACGACGAGATGCTCGAGTACCTCACCAGGAAGCGCCACGCGGCTAAGGTCGAAGCTCTTTGGTGCGCTCCGGGATCTGAATGCTCGTGGTCCTTCAAGACGGATCTCGACGTCTGCACTTTCGAGATCATGGAGAGTGACGAGCTGTACTGCCGCGGAATCGTCTTCGAGCTGCCGCCTCTGCGCCCGGAGTGACAACCGTGCGCCTTCTCCTGGTCGACGGCACCAACGTCGTGGTCCGCTACGCCTACGCGATGCTGGGCGAGCGACAGGAGGATCCGAGCGATGCCGAGGCCGCCTCCGTGGTCCGCGGCGCGGAACGCGCCATCCGCCATTGCGCCACCTGGGTCCGCTGCCGTCACGCCGCGATCGCCCTGGACTCCAGCGCGGAGACCTGGCGCCGCGGCATCTCCCCCGGGTACAAGGCCAACCGCCTGGGCGTTACGCGACCGTGGTCCGAGCGCCTGCGCGCCGCCCTCGAGGCGGGTGGGTGGAGGTGTCTGCAGGTCGACTCCTTCGAAGCGGACGACATCATCGCGACGCTGGCCGCCCGCGGCTCGGAGCGGGGGCACCAGCCGGTGGTGCTGAGCTCCGACTCCGACCTGCTCCAGCTCGCCGGCGAGTTCGCCGAGGTCTGGCAGTTCGGCCGCAGGGAGGACGAGCCGCGCTTCGTGCAGCGGACTCCCGAGTGGGTGGAGGCCAAGTACGGCTTGGCGGCCGTAGGCCAGCTGGAGCTCTACAAGGCCCTGGTGGGCGAGCCGGGCGAGAACCTGCCCGGGGTGAGGGGAATTGGCCCCAAGAAGGCGGCTGCGCTCCTGCGGGGCTGCAGGACGGCGCAGGAGCTGCTGGCCTGCCAGGTCCTGGGCATTGAGGCCAAGGCCCAGCTCGCGACGATGCTGGCCCTCACCTCGCTGCGCTACGACGTCCCCTTGCCGATGCTGCAGCCAGCCGAGTGCGAGGTCCCGCGGGGCACCTGGCGGCCTTGACGGGATAGGGGCATAATGTCGCACGCGGGACAAATTGCCGCAACTCAGCAGGGAAGCCTTAGTGGGACATTTCGTCCAGTTGACAGGCCGGGGGGTCACCGTAAAATGGAAGCGGCCGGGGCGACTTTAGACGAGGCTGCCCCGGCCGCAAAGGAAACGAGATGCCCCGATCATACATGATCGCCACACCTCAGTCCGAACAGAACAGCCTCGTCGTCGTGTCCGCCCGGGACGTGAACCACCGGGGGCGGAGCGCCCCGTTGTGATCCCCGGGGCACCGAGGGGCGGTCACAGCTCAGTCTCCAAGATCGATAGCGCCGTAGAACTCCTCGGACTCTCGTTTCCACGCAGCGGACCGCGGTTGCGGAAGCACGCTTTCTGGAACCTGTTTCACCCGCGCTTCCGCAATGCCGAACGTCAGGCAGCAGGAGGGTTCGTTGTTGGGGGTGAGCCAACGGACCTCGTAACGCCAGCCCATGCCGCCGTCGTGCCAGCTTTCGACGGCCTCAATGTGGCCAACGCCTTCGCCTTCGACATGGACGCGGTCACCAACGCGGTGCAGGCTCGGACGAGGAGAAAACGCGCGGAACCACAGGCGTTTTGCAGCCCATACGCAAGGTGCGAGCCGGCGGCGCAGGTCAATCATGGAGTGGACTCCGAATGGTGGCCGAGCCCGTGGTAGGGTCGAAGTTCGGCGCTGCCTTTGACGTACAGGGGGTGTCGGGGATGCCCGCTCGCGGTCAGGCCGAGTGCGAAAACAGGTCGCTGGCCAATCCAGCCGAGCATAGTCTCCCCCTGGTCCAGATAGCCACCGTTGACGCCCCATGCGCAGACGATGAGGGCAGCCGTCTCGGCGGCCCGCTCAACCCATAACTGATTTTCGGGGCCCACCAAATTGTCTTTGTAGCTGAGGGCCAACAGATCGGCGGGGCGCGTCGCGCGGTGCGCGAACAAGTTGACCACTTCCAACCGCTCGAAGTTCCAACGGGCGGCGAAGGAGACGCAGCGCCGGATGGTCGGATCGTCCTGCTCGCCGTCAGCTGTTGAGGGGTTGAGCATAATGAACAGACAAGCCCGCGGCTCGCCGAGAGGATCTCCTTTCCCGTCCATTGCGCCTTCGACCCACTTCCAGTTCTTCGGATCGTGCGTCCCGCGCCACTCCCGCCACAGCAGGTAGCGGTAGCGCTCATCCTTCGAGATATGCGCGCCGGCGTCATTGTACCTCATTTCACATCTCATCGGCCTCAACGTGGAACCGCTACTGGCGATCGCCTCGCTCCACTCGTTCACATTGGTTCTCGCCATTTTGGTTCGGCCGCTTTCCATCGGTCTCTCATTAAGACAAGATTCCTCCTGAGGTCTTGGCCTGTTCCGAGGCGACCATTGAAGCCGTCGTCCCACCAGTGACCGTATTGGCGCGCCCATTGTAGCCACGCGACGATCCATCGGACGCGCTCTACAAGGCGGCGCATCCTCACAGCAGAGCCCTCTTCATCCGCGCTGCGAACTCCAGCACCGCGCGCCAGCGGTTCGCTCCCGGCGCGGGAGCGCGTAGAATGAGTGGGCACCGGCGTTGTTTGGGCCTGGCATCTTTGAACAGGCCGACCAAGTGGCGCCCCCACAGGCACAGCCCATCCGCCTTCCGCAACTTCATAGCCGGCCGGAACACGGTGGAAAGGCGCGACCGCTGGGCCGGCTTGGCGCGGTGAGCGCAGCCGCTGCAGTCACGTGTCCAGAACTTCCCCGATCCGTCGTACTTCGTCGGGAACGCCTCGGGCGGTCGGCGGATGTTGACGAGATCGCTCATCGCCCCATGTTGGCGTCGTGGCACCGCTTGAGCTTTTTCCGATCTTCCGGCGCCATGCCTTCGTGAGCCATCTTCTTGTGGGCTTCCACGATCCTGAGGTGCTCCTGGCCTTTGAGATCTTCCGGCTCCGGACCTGTGGGCATCTTCATGACGCAGCTCCTTTCTCTTCTTCGTCCAAGCGGATCAAGTTGCGGTGCATAGCCTCCAGTCTACGCTTCAACCTCTCCGCCACCAAGGCCTTCGCGCGGTCTCCACTATCCCAGGCGCAGCGCGCCTCGTCGGCAGCCTTGCCAATGCGCCACCAGATCTCAATCAGAAGGTCGCGCAGCATTATTCCTCCAGCGCCTTCAGGGCCGCGGCTACTCGCGCCTCGTGTCCTGGTGAGCGATGTTGCATTTCGGGGTTGGGGTCCACGCCCTCCTTCTCCTGCCAGACGCGACGCTCCGCCAGCCAATGCTCGTAGGCCGGCGTACCGTCGAGCCCGAAGACCTCGCGCGCCGGCCGCAGCTCGCCGAGCCTTGCTGCGAGGTCGCGCAGTATGGCCTCGATCGTGGGTCCGGACGGCTGGGTCGGGTGCTGCTCCACGACCTCGAGCCATATACTCAGCGGTACGTATTCCAGGCGACCGTCCGCGGTCCAGCCGATCGGAATCTGGGGTTCGGAGGTCACTCTTGATCTCCGTCGCGCGCGAGCATTTGGTCATTTGCCCGTTGCGCCCAGCGTTCGGCGGCAAGGAGCGTGGGCAAGCCCGACCTAACGACCTTCTCGTCCGGCTGGACCGGCATGGACTCCCCAAGTGGACGACAGTGTCCGCCGTGCCCCTGCGCCACCTTGAACGTTTGATCGATTCCGGGGCGGTAGTTATATGCCATGTGAATCCTCGGGATTCCTGCCGTCGAGGATGGCACGGAGTCTCTGTAACGGTGCGCTCGTGATTCCGTAAGTGCATTGGTCGGCAATGGCTCGCAGCTCGGGCCAGGCGTTGTACCGCCTAGCCGCCGCAGCGTAGCCGGCGGCGCGCTGCTTATCATTCTTCCATATGCCGCGCTCGGGAGCCAGGAAGTGGTGATCGAACTCGGTGTGGTGGCTCAGCCTCTCCGGCAGCGGCTCCTCTTCCGGGTCCCATGTCACTAGGCCGGTGTCTTCCAGGTAGCGGGCAATAGCGTCCCACCACGATTCTTGAGTTGGGCGGAGCCCCGTCTTGATGGGAAGCTCGGCGAGGAATTGGCTCTTCTTCATGCTTGCTCCCTTCTTCGTTACTTCTATACTCTCGATTGTATCGCGCTCAAGATCGCCGCGTCAAGTGCGCGCGCGAATCGAGTAGTACGCGACGCCGTCCGTTTCGGTTCGCGCCAGATCGCCGGCCGGATCGAGGCAATCGCAATCCATCAGGAAGGTAAGAAAGCCGGAATCCTCCGCCGGCCAGGCCTCTGCCCAGGCGGGATTCACCGCGCCGTCGCGCCACAGGCCGAGCTCGGCCGCGCGCGCCGCCAACGCCTTCGCGGTCTCGGTCGCGATCCCGAACCACTTCTCGAAGGACGACACCTTCGTCACCCCGAACCAACCCGACACCAGGGCGAAGACCACGACGTCCTCGGGGATACCCTCTTTCTCCGCCGCGCCGATGACGTCGGCGAGCCCGGGGGGCGCCGCGACGGCCGCCTTCACCGCCTCGCGCTGCTCGAAGAGGTGGCGCTTCGCCTCGGTCGGCATTCCCGCCCACCTCTTCCGGCCGTACTCGGTCCGCTGGGCCGGCGTCCACTTGTTCATGCGCAAGCGGGAGTTCGCGCGGATCCGCTCGAGGCCGGCCGCGCTGAAGCCCTTCCGGCGCAGCGTCTCGGCCGCCTTCCTCGTCCGTTCCGCGCGCGCCTCGGCCGGCCGGGAGTGAGTGGCCGCCGCGCCCATCTTCGCGATCTCGCGCCGGCGCTCGGGGTCCATCTTCGCCGCCCCCTTCTTGCAGCCCTTGACCAGGTTCTCTCGCGGCTGCGTGGCCAAGCGCGTCCTCGCCGCCCGCTGGCCGATCTCGCGGCGTTGCTCGGGCGTCCTCGCCGCCCACTGGCGCTGGATCGCCGCGGTCACCTTCGGATTCGGCCCCCGCGGGCCAGGAGGCGGCGCCGGTGGCCAGGTGAAACACCGCAGGCACGAGGTGCACCGGTAGGTGAACCTGCCATGGCTGGCGCGCTGGTGCCGACTGGACGACCCGCCGCAGGATGGACATTGCGGGTTCGGAGGACCATTCTCCTGCGCCTGCATCATCGTGGCGGGCGGTGGGGAGTGCGCGTTTTTCGACCTGGAACTTGCAATCGGATCGTCGTGACTACTCACCACCAGCGCAGGCGCGACGTCCTGGTGGGCGATTTCACCCGCCTGGGCGTCCTCGGCTTCCTCACGGGCGACTTGGCGCTTGGGCGAATTTTCCCTCCACAGCTGCTCCGCGAGCTCCAACTGCCGCGGGGTGAGGAAGCCCTTGTCGGCCAGCTGATTGGCGAGGTCGCGGGAGATGGGGTGCTGGAGTGCCAGCCATTTCTTGAGCCCCGGGTGCTGCCTCAGGAACTCCGGTGCATCGGACCTTCGCCTGCCGGGGCGAAGGTGCTCGGGCACTGGGCCCTGGAATTGCGACCTGTCGATTCCACCGGAGGTCGCCTGGCGACTGCCCGTGAAGGCGCGGCCGGTCTCGCGAGAGCCGGCCATCTTATTCGGTTCCGGAAACCGGACACCGCGCGGCGAACTCGAGGCGCAATGTGACTTGCCCGCCGCCAGGAACGGGCGGCTGAAGCTCGACATCGGCTCTAGTGGAATCGCCGCCATTGAGCCCCGCCGCGATGCTTTTCACGCATGAAGCAATTCGCTCGCTCAGATCGCCGATTTGTTCGTCTCTCTTCGCCACGTTCTCCTCTCTTTCTTTAAGTGCAGTCCTCCGCTTCCGCCGCCCGTCGTAGCACGCTGCGTATCCAATCGGACATCCGAGCGTCGGGCCTCGGTAACGACAGCCGCCGCGCCCACCGTTCGGCAGCTCGACGATATGATTCGTGCTCCTCGAGGTCCACCCGGAAGTTCACTAAACCGAGCCTTTCACGTCGTTGCGGTACCGCCGCGGCCTTCGCTTTCCGTCGTATGTCCGCCATACCAATGACGCTATCATAAAGACCAAGGCTTGACAAGGGCGCAACCGCGAGGTACGCTCCCTCCGTGGCACTAGTAAGCGGGGCGCTGACGGAGAAAGATCGAGTCCCCGCGCCAGCACCATTGCCAAAGGAGAGACCAATGGATGCGAAGTCCACAGAAGATCGGCGCGAGGAACTGCTAGCAGAGCAGGCCCGCCTCCAGGCTGAGGTTCAAGGACCTGGAGCACCAGTGCGCCTTGCAAATTTCCCAGAGAAAGGCGAAGGCGGCTCAGATCATTCTTGAGCTAACGCGGCTGAAGAGACTGAGGCGGTTCGCACTGGAAACGGAATTCTTGTCGATCGCAAGGGAGGAATTGGACGCGCCGACGTTCCGACGCCTCTACTCGCTTGCGCATCAGCGGGCAGGGCTTTCTGACGAGCCGGCAACCTGAAGGACGTGGTTGTCGAATTGATCCTGACGGAGATAGGCTGACATGAGGAAAAGGACTGGCGACGATCCAGCCGCTTCCGCCGCCGCCAGTAAAAACAAACTCTACCCCGGAGGCGACCTCTGATCGCCAACGGATAACGCGGCTCCGCAAAGAAAGGAACCAAGAGAAATGAGCTTGATCGACAGAATTGTGAATGAACTGAACACCTTTACCAAGAGCGCGGCAAAGGATGCGGTCCTTTTGCGAACAACCGAGAGTTCCCTGAGGAAGAACGTGGCTGACGCCCAAGAGACTCTTAAACTGGCGGTAATTGTTTACGAGTCCTTGGAGCCCGAAGCTGTCGACAACTTTTGGGCACACGAAGTTTATGCGCCGTACTGTCACGAATCGGCCCCTGTCTACCTGAAAAATCTTGACGAAGCCGTACAACGCTTCAAGGAGGGAGTTCAGGCCCGAAGGGACCAAGCGGTAGCCGATCGGGTCCAAGCGAAGGCAACCCACACCAATGCCGTGGCGACGGATTCGAACGTGAGGCCCGGGGTTGGTGCGGCGCCTGCTGACGGCGCGCCCGTTATGCCGGCAGGGCCCGGCAAAACCCTCGTTGACGATTCGGTCTTAGAGGCGTTACTCGTGCTTCTCCGCGACGCGCTCGCCAGCGCAGAGGCTACGATCGCCGCCCTCAAGGAATAATCCTGCGCTAAGCCGCCCGCCGGCGCGACCCCGCCTCAATCAGCTCCAGGGTCTCGAAACACCGGCAGTGGGGGTGCGCCGGCGGGCCTCCCTTGTACGCGTGCCGGTAGCTGCCGCCGATTGGCGCCAGGGAGCCACGGAGTGGCCCGCAGACAGGGCAGGGGGCCGGGTTCGCCCGCCGATTCCAGCGCCGCATGTACCGGCCCCGGGGCAGAGAGCCGGACTCGATCGCCTGCTCCCACAGGGCCTTCTGCGTCTCGGTGGCGGCGCGGGCCACCTCGGTGCGGGCGATGGCCAAGGCCCGAGACGCCTTGCGCTGATCGAGTGCCGCGGCCAGCCAACTATCCACCTGCGCGGCCTGCGCGCCCGCCTGGTAGCGGTCCACGAAGGCCTCCAGGGTCACCGCGCCACGCCGGCGCTGGCGGTAGACCTCCTCGAGCGCCCAGCGGGGGACGCGGTTCGACCGCAGGGCCACTTCGAGCTTGAGCTGCCGGCCTGCCCTGGCTGTGTCAAGGCCAATGTGCTCGCGCAACTGCCGGGCGATCTTCTCGACGGGCAGGCCGTCGCGGATCCCGTTGGCCACCACCTCCCGAACCGTCTCCCGCGCCTTGGCAGACAGGCCGGTGATCAGCTTTCCGACGGTGGCGCGCGCGGTCCTGGGTGCCGCGGCGAGGAAAGCGTCGACCGAGACGGGCTTCACCACCAACGGGGAGGCGTTGAGGTCGCGCAGCGCCGCCAAGCCGCCGCGGCGCACGATCCCGAGGACGATCCTTGTGGCATCCACTTGGAAGGTGCCCAGGATGGTCCGGACCTCGAGGAGGACCTCCAGCTTGGAGAGGTCAGCGGCGGCTACCGGCACCTTGACCTTGGAAAGCAGCGTCGCCACAGCCTCCAGACTCACGGAGCCGCGGCCCCGATCGACGGCGGCCTCCCAGGCGGTGACGAGGGCGGCGGACTGGCGGTCTGCGGTGGAGCGAAGGGCTGAATTCACCCTTGTTCTCAATCCTGAACGATGATGACTTGCGCGGGATCCTCCAGGAGCGCCAAGACGCGACTCCAGTCGGGTTGCGACGGAGAACTCGGCGGCGCCTCACCGAGGGCCCACTTCCCGATGATCTCGACGGCTTCGTCGGTAAAATCGACCACGTATTCGTCCGTCTCAACGCGCATCATTTTCCCTTCGGCTCCCAGAGCCAGATGGCTATGGCAAACGGTAGAGCAGCTCGGCGCCCCGCCGCGGTCTGCTGGCTACCGCAAGAGGTCCACTACCAGCATCAGCCCTCCGGGAACTCCGGATTGGCCTCGTTCCTGATTGCCATGGCGTAGGCATTAGACCCGACGTACTTCTGGGAGCGCTCCAAGAAGCGGTCGAGGGTCTGGAAGATGCCCAGGCTGATCTGGTCCTGGGTCAAGGCCTCGGGGATCTTCTCATCGGCGTCTCGGCGTGTCTTGCTGAAGATGCAGCCCGTGCAGTTGCAGCTGCCTGCGACGTTCGAGCCTCCCGGCTCTCGATCCGAGTACGAAGTACCCAGGTGGCGCAGCGTTTCGGTGGTCAAGATCAGTGCCTTCATTTGCTTGCCTCACTTTGAAAGACGATAGTGGACAGGTGGACGTTGCGAAGCGGGCGGGCCAGGGCTCGCGCGGCTTCGATGGCTACGGCGGTGGCCATCAGCCCGCTCCCGCCGCTCGCTTCAGCGCAGCAAGATCGCGAGCAGGCCGAGGGCGGCGATGCCGGTCTTCACTCTCCGCAGCGCCTCCATGGCGCCCCTGGTGGCTGGCGCGACCCCGTTCTTCTCCTCCTTCCACTCCGCGATTTCCTTGGAGATCACCTTCAACGCCTCCGTCTTCGAGATCATTTTCTTGGCCACGTGTCCTCCTTTCGGGAGATTCGCTCAAGTCGAGCAGCGGAACGGCTCTACTCCAAAACGCCTTGCCGCACGGACTCCTCGGGACCCTTTGCCGAGTTTTCGCTGTCGGCCACAGCCTTGGCTTCACGCCAGCCCACCTGCCGTACGAGAGTTCTCCGGGAATGCTTACGCCCGACCGTGGGTCAATCTGGTCATCGGATTGACCAGCGGGGCACGGACCGTTGAACGCCTATGGCGTTTTCTAGCCTGCCGTTCGCGCTTTCCCGGGTTCTCGTGACGACGACTTGCGCTCATGCGTGCCGTTACCTCATCCAGCTACTCAACCGCGTCCGTTCCGCTGCTCGCTTCAACAAATCACCCAATCTCGCCGCTCCTGATCCGGGCGGCCAGGGCGCGGACCAAAGCCTTCGGGCACCGGGAGTCGTGCTCGCTCACCACGGATTGGTAATGACCGGCCGAGCGGTAGACGGCCCTGCTGTTCTTCAGCTCGTCGCAGGCGCACTCCTGCTCGCGGCGCGCCGCCTCGATCCCGGCGGCGATGGACTCGCGGAGGGCGGTCCGACCGGCGTCCCAGACCTCTTCCGCCAGATTGATCCGACGCGCGTCAACGTCCGGATATAGAGGGGCGCGCTTGCGATCCCACCAGTCCTCGAAGGTCATGGTTTCACCCCCAGCCGGGCGAGCAGGGCTTCCAGGGCGACGGCGGCTCCCTGCTGAATGCCCGCTTCGTAGACGCTTGAAGTTTTTCGCTCCCGCTCCGTCCTGATCCGCCTGCGGACGGCGGCTACGACCTCGGAGCGGTCTAGGAACTCGCCATCGAGCCGCGACTCAAGCTCCCCGCCGAGTTCGCCGTAAACAACGCTGTACCGCTTCAGCAGCTTCGCCATCAGCCGGCCCTCCGCTCGAAGTCGCCGCCTTCGATCATGTCGGCTGCGTAGTACAGCTCTTCCGCGATCGTCCGACTGCCGTCTACCTCGCGGGCTCGCTGTCGCAGTCCTGCAGCGATGACCTGGCGTAGCTCGGCCTTAGCTCGTTCCCGTGCCTTCCATCCCTTGCTTCCCGGTTGCGGTATCGGACTTGCCATGCACCTATGCTAGACTAGGTTCGGAGCGGCTGTCAACCTCTTCGAAAGGAGACGTGCGATGCTTACTGGATCAGCGGTCTTGAAGGAGAAGGAGGACGCCGAGCGGCGCGGCAACCGGCAGGGATACGGCGCGGGCGCCGCTGCCGAGCGCGCCGCCTGTGCCAAGTTGGTCCGGGCGGCGGGGTGCATCTGCTCCAAGCTCAGCGGCTCCAAGGCCCGATACCGGCCCTTTGGGCATTACCAGGTCGCGCTCGAAGAACATGATCCGCGGTGCCCCAAAGCCCTCGCCAAGGCAATCGAGGCCCGCGGGAAGCTGCCGGCGGAGGCCGGCGCGGGGGCTGAGCCCGCCCTCCCTGACCCAGAGGGCGCTCTGCGCCTGTTCAAGTCGGCCGGCGAGGAGGTGGACCGTGAGTCGTGACCCGCACGCTGGTGATTTCGTGCCGCCAATGACGAGCGAGTACGTCTACATGAAGATGGGGGCGGACGAGGAACGCGCCCGCATCCGCCGGGAGTTGCTGGCGGCTGTCGAGAAGTCGGCCTGGTCCACCGCTGCGGGCGCTATCGTCGTAGACCTTGCCGACGTTCTGGCCGCCATCGATCGCGTCTGCCCGGAGGTGCCCAATGGCTAACGGACCGGAAAGAATTTTCACTGCGGCCCTTCGCCGTGCGGTAGAGGGGCAGAAGGTCGAACGCGTCGAGCTCGGGGCGGGCCTGCGGACGGCCAATAGGATTTCTTTGGCGGCCGTCGTGAACTACGCGGCGGAGCCAAAGGGCCGGGGCCGAGACAATGCACTGGCCTGGGTGGAAAAGGAGGCTGGTCGATATTGGGGCGCCGAAACAATGACCAGCTCGCATTGCTCGTGGCACCTGACCGCAGGCGATGCCCTGCTCCTGCTCGCCTACCGAGCGGGTGACAGCGGCGTCTTAGGGGCGGCGAAAGCCCACGTGGCCCGGGGGCTGGCCCTGGACCGTCCACACGCGACGCCCGACGGGCGGATCGTGGAGCCCGGCGCCCGGTGCTTCCTGGTCGCGGGCTCCTCGCCGCCGGTAGCGATGGCTGACCAGCGCGAGGTCCGTAACCGCCGCTGGCAGGCGTGGCAGGGTGCCAAGCCGCGGCTGCCTCGCAATCTCGCTGCCCTGGACTGGACGCCGCTCTGGCTCTGGTCGTTCCTTGCCCACGAGAAGGGCCTGGTGGCCGACGTGCTTACCCTGTCCAAGAGCATTCCCCCGCCCAGCCTTGCCTCTCCGGTGACTGTCTGGCGCGCGGGGCAGCACCACGTATCGGCCTTCACCGAGCCGGTGCGGGAACACCTTCTGCGGCTCGCCTATTGGGCTGCTGAGATCGGCGGCATAGAGTCCTACGGCTGCAACTCGGACTGGCCAAAGGGGCTCGGCTCAACGTCTACGTACCCAGCCGACATGCCGGCGATGCCGAGTATCTCCGGCTTTACCCAGGTCGCCGAGATCCGGTGAGCGCTTCCACCGCCCGCTCGCCTATCCAGCGGCCATACGCCGGCGGGATCGCCTGCGAAAGGTACTTCATCGGCATCCAGTCAATTCCCATCGCGGCACGGGCGTCCTCGACGCTAAAGGTCTCCCGCCCCGCAGCTCTTTCCTTCGCCTCCGGATTGGCGCCAGCGATCGTGAGCGTCTGGCGCCGTTTGAGTTTCCGTGGCGGTGTCATCATCCCGCCAGACATCACCGTGTGGTAGCTGTGGCCTGTGATGCTCAGAGCCTTCCGTTCGCGCCATCGGGCTTTCCCGCCGACGCCCATGCCGGTCCCGGTAACGCTCGTTGACTCTGGCGCATAGCCGTGCTGGCAGGCCGGGCGCAAGGCGATCGACCAGCTCGTCTCGAAGAGCCTGTGCCGGCGAATCTCGGCGCGCCCGTCCGGCGTCTTCCAGGGCGGCCTCGGGCGCCTCGACAAAGTCGCTGTGCTCGGAGCAGAGGTAACGGATGCAGAGCCCGCCGAGTGGCTCTCGGAGAAGCAGCCGCCGGGCTGCCCGTCCGCACTCCTGCTCGGTGGCCGGGTCCCAGAAGCCGCAGCCCCCCCCCTCACGGCACTCCGGACTCAACCGCTGCACCGGCATTGCCGGGCAGAGACCGTTCCCTTTCGATCTGGTCCTCACACCACATGACCTCGTATTTTTGGTCGAAGTCGTCTCCGACGTCACCGGCGCGCACCCTCTCGGCTTGGTAGCTCTTGGGGCTCATCTTTCCAGCCAGGAAGAGCGTGGTGCTCCTGTCCATGGCCGTAGACGGCAATCCAAAGTCGTGAGGGATCGAGACGATGCCCCGCTTGGGCAGCCCCCCCAAGAGCGCCATCAATTCAAGGATCTTCTGCCAGGCGCGTTCCTGGAAGATCACCAACATTTCCAGGAACGAGCTGGCGTGGACGCCCTGGAGAGTGATCTCGCGAGCGGTAACCGGCGAGTCCGGCCGGTCCACGAAGATCTGGTGGTGAGCGTCGCGGATGGCACCGATTTTCCAGTCGATGAGATCTTTGATGGTCTTGACGGCTGACCCCGATATCTCGTGGATTTGCAGGGTGGCGGCGGGATCGTTGGAGATCCACAGCCGACCCATCCTGGAATCGGGCAAGGTGGGCTTTTTCGTCGTCGGATCGAGAGGTGCCCCCGTCCAACTCACGTGGGTCAGGGCCGCCTCCCGGGCCAGCCCCAGGATCTCGGAGTTCATGATCCAGATGGAATTCTGTGTATGCGCGGTCTCGAGAAACGGGCACTCGCCCCGCCAGGGCCCGACGCGCCGGCCGTAGTGCGGCACGAGAGGGATCTCGAATAGCTCGTCTGATGGGTTGTCCGGGACGATAAAACTTCGGCGGGACTCATCCTCCACCCATTCGTCCTCGTCGTCCTGTCGATAGATCTGCGTCCGCACAAGCCGCGCCTGCGCCTCCCACGGGGCTGCGTCGGTCAGCTTTGGCGCCTGTGGATCGCCAGCAGTTACCACTTTGTAAACCACGGAGGATTCCTCCTCCCAGGCGTTGGGGTCGCGGATGTCCAATGCCTGCTCCGGCTGCTTGAAGGCGATCTGGAGCAGCCTGGGCAAGCCGTCGGCTCCGTACTGCCAGATGATTCGCCCCATGTCCTCGCGGTCCAGGGAGACCACTCGCGGCCGCGCGCGCGCCAACTGCCGGCTGGCGACGTCCGGGAAGCTGCGCGGGTCGTTGTCGACGAAGCTGAACGCGATCCCCTCGAACAGAGAATCCTCGAAACGCTCGTGGGCGTATTGGTCGAGGCTCGCGCCGCGACCGTCAACGTCGTCCACCCATCCCGGAGTCCTCGCCACCTCTTCACCGTCCCCGGACTTCGCCTCCTCCCCCACCAGTTCGACGTCCCATCCCTGATAGTCGATCCGACTCCGAAACGGGAGCCGCGCCATGTCCTCTATCGACTCCTTCCATGGGTTTGGAAGGTCGGACCTGTTGATCCGGCGGCTGTAGATCGTGTCGAGGTTGCCGAGAGCGGTCCCGAGCGTGCCGAGAGTGCCTGGCTGGCTCACCAGCTCGAGCTCGCCCGGGTTGGGGTAGTTGTACTTCCCCTGGAAGGCCAGTTTCCGCATGCGTGAGACGCCGGCGCGCAGGGCGCAGGCCAGCTCGTGGCGGTCATCGTCCTCCTGCAGCCACTTCTGCCGGGTTGCGACGCTGTTGCCCTTCTCGTTCGCCATGGCCTTATCCCTCCGTGGGGATATAGCTTACCACCGGTCTTCCTGCTCGCCACCTGTTTCGGTGCCGGCTACCCGGGAAGATCCCCGTTCGCCTCTTCCGCGTCCAGCAGGTCGAATAGCGTCGGCGTGGCCGCCTCCTTCTCTGCGCGGTCGACGTAGAAGACCATGTCCCCGAAATACCTGCCAGAGAGCTCGCTCGCGACAGCTCGCCGCCTCATTTTGATCGCCATGTAAGGAACGGTGCCGATGCCGGCGAAGGGGTCGAGCACCACGTCTCCCTCGTTGGTGAACTGCCGAATCAGCCGCTCGACGATATCGAACTGCAGGGGGCACAGATGCATCTCGCGTCCCTTCTGCGCTTGGACCATGTTGAGGGTCCGCATCCTAGCCACGTTGGTCCAGACGTCCGGATGCCAGCTGTGGGGCGGCAGAAGCATGAAGGTGGCCGGCAAGCGCTCCATGTGGTCCAGGTCTTCGCCGATCGCTTGGTGTGCCTCAAAATTGTAGACGACCTCCAGCGATCGGTCCCGCCACAGTTTGTAGAGCGTGGCATGGGGCAGCTCGCGCAACTCGTCGGATGAAAGCAATCGGTCGCCGGAGCTGCGCGCGAAACCGTGGGCATCCAACTGCCACCGCCACCGCGAGTAACCAGTTCCGGGGATCGGCTTGCGCCAATTCTTCTTGGAATCGAACGGCGCTGGCTTGCCGTGATCGTCGCACAGCGGTTTGTCTTTCACGACGGGAATATCCGCGTATCCGTTGCTCCGGTCGGTTGGTGGTTTCCGGAAGAGGAGCACGTACTCGGGAGCGCCGCACCCCATGCGACTCCCGTCCTTGCATTGCTCACTCCATCCCAATCGGTAGGTTTGATTATTCTCCCGCACAACGTCCGTCACGACCGTCTTCCTCGCGAGAAATCCGAAGCCGCGCCGTTCGAAGAACTCGGCGCACTGGTCGCTGAAGCGAGAAAGGGTCTGAAACCCATACCCGTTCATTCCGCCCGGCGTGATGCGATCCTTACAATGAATCGCCATCACTCTACCAGGCTGAAGGACCCGCAACAACTCTGGCGCGAGAAACTCCATCTGTCTCCAAAAGTGCTCATCGTTGTCGGTGTGCCCAAAATCTTCCACGGCCGGCGTGTATTCGTACTGAGTGCTAAACGGAATACTGGTGACAATCATCCCGGCGCTGTCCGATTCCAGGCTTCGCGCTTCCAGAATGCAGTCGTTGTTCACCAATCGGGAGTGCTCGGTCACGACCTCCGTCCTTACCACGCCGCGAGTCCGCGCCAATGCACCGGCCGCGAGGTCGCGATTGAACCCGAACTCCCGGATGATTTCCGTCATCTTGCCGACCAATTCGATGTGTCGTTGCCACTTCCCTTCCAGCACCTTGCGAACTTGGCGCTCGGCTTCGGTGTAGATGAGATCGATCTTGACAGGCCGATCCTGAAGGTAACGCTGTACACGGTGAATCGCCTGGATAAAGTCGTGGAACTTGAAGCCGATTCCCAAGAATATCGCCCAGCGGCAGTATCGTTGGAAGTTGCACCCGGAACCAGCTAGCACCGGTTTGGCGGCCAGCTCCGTGGCCCGCCCCTCAGAGAAGTCGATAATGCACCGCTCCCTCTCCTCGAGGCCCTGGGAGCCGTAGACGGTCAGTGCGGTCGGAATCGCGACCTCGATCGCCTTGCGCTCGTCTTCAAGGTCGTGCCAGAGCAGTCTGTGCTCCTCCGGCGCTTCCGCGCGGAGCTCCATCATCTTCTCAATCCGGCGGTCCAAGCTCCTGCGTTTCTCGGCCGCGGCGTCCTGCACTCCAATCGCGGCGTTGCGGAACATCCTGGCCTGGCCATCACGATCCGAACCGGCACCGTCGTGGTCGGTTGGGATCTCATGCCAGCGGACCTCCATCGGAGGCAACTCGTACCCCTCGTCCGAGAATCCGAGGTCGCTCGGCTTCTGGAGGAAAATGGCCCAGCTGTTCATCCAGAGCCAAAACTCGCGCTCCTTGTGGGGATGGAGGGTCAGCTTATCGGCCTGCGTACTGCTGCGCTTGAAAAAACGCGTCTTGGCACCCCCCACGTCCATGATTTCCAGGAACGCAGCGTAAGCGAGAAGCTCGATGTACTCATTGGGAGAAGGCGTAGCCGTGGCCACGAAGCGGAATCGGATCTTCTGGTTGCCCTCGAAGAGTCGCATGAACTCCCGAAACACTTTCGTGCCACCGAAGCCGCGCAGGCAGCCGGCCTCATCCAAGGAAACCCCGTCGAAGAGGTTCGGATCAAGGCGGCCATCGCGAATAGATTCGTAGTTCGTAACGTAGATCCGCTGATTGCGCGGCTCGACTTCGAGACTCGGCAACTCGGCTTGCAGGACCTCTTCGGTCCTGCGGACGAAAGTGATTTGCGTCCCGACCATGGCCGCGTCGCGCTTGAACTCCTGTCGCACGCCGAGCGGCGCGACGATCAGACAACGGCCGGACCCGAGGTGCTTCAAGACGAGTCGCAGGATCTCGAGCTGTTGGACGCCCTTACCGAGCCCGAAGCTCTCGAACAACGCGCGGCGGCCACCCGCCACGGCCCACCGGACCACGGCACGTTGATGGGGAAGGAGGATGGGGTGAATCTCGTCGTCCGCAACCTCGAACCCCTGGCGGGTGCTCATGACGCCCTTGGCGTCGAGGAATGCTTCGTAGGGGTCAACGGCCTGTTCGGGTTGGACGGACTCAGACTCTTCGTTTATGCTGGTGCCAGCCAAGGGATGACCTCCTGTTTAGGCTCCTGCGGTTAGACCGGCCGGGCGTCGCAAGCGTCCGGCCTCGTCGTATTTGAGAATAGCACCAGAAAACCTACAACACCACCCCTCAGTCACTCCGGGATCTCCATCTGCTCTCGAACCCGTCGCAGCGGCTGCTCGATCTCGCAGGCGCCCAGGAAGGCGTAGGCCACCGCTTGCCGGAACGCTTCCTGCGTGAGCGCCGGCATCGACGTCGAGTCAGGAGTCATCCAACTGGCGCGGATGGCGATTTGAGCAGTAGGGATCAACTCTGCGGTGATTCGGATCAGCCGGAGACTCGACGTCGCTGAGGAGACTTGGCGACATCGTCACCCTCCGGAGCAGGCGCGCGGTCAAAGAGTCACTCGCGGAGCGGCTCACGCCGAGGCCTTCTTTCCGTTACCATCGTAGCCGCAGATAGCGTCAAGGGCGCTACAGTGATACGCGACCAAGGGGTCAGTCGCCGCGATGTCTAGGAGTCGTTCGCGCGTGCCCTCCCACTGCGACGCGAGGATGGAGATCTGGCCCGCCAGGTAAGCGGCGGATGCCGCGCCTCCCTTCGTGGCCTGCGCCTTCCGTGGCATTTTCACCTCCATGAAAGAGAGGGGCGACGTTGCCGGCAAACGCGTCTGGCGACGTCGCCCCCGCATTGCGGGATCCCCTGGCCCCTAGGAGTTGTCGCCGGCGAAGGTGGTCTCCCCGGTCGCGGGGGTGGTCTCCGTCTCGGTCGGTGGTGGCGGAGCCGGCGGTGGCGCATTGGCCGCGTCCAGAGCGGACTGCAGGGCCGTCTTGGCGGCGGCCAGGGTCGCCTGGTCGGCGTCCATGCCATCCGACAGGGCGTTGAGGGGCGAAAGGTCGTTCTGGGCCAGAGCCTCCGCGACGGCCGCCTTGACGCGGTCGGGAAGCGTGCTCAGCGTGTCCACGGCCGTCTGGACCGTCGCCAGAAAGTCGGCGATGGCCGCGTGCGATTCGCCGCTCTCGCGGACGAAGCGATCCAGGGTCTCTTTGGTGTCCATTAGGATTGTCTCTCCTCGGGCAAAGCCCTCTCGAAGAAGTTGTTCGATGCGACGGAGGGACTCTGCCTGTGCGGCGTCCCCTCCGCCCGTTTCGTGTCCGCGGTGCCTCAACTCTTCGCGCAGCTCGTGCTTGACGTGCTCCGCGATGCGCCCCGCAAGGTCTTGAAAATTCGGCACGGCCTGCTCCTTTCCTCCTTTCGCCGGTGCGCGTCGTCAGATCCGCTTGAACTGGCCAGCGCCGCCCTGTCCGGGGCGTCCCTGACGGATGCACTGGATCAGCCCCTGGCTCTCCAGCGCGGAGATGTGCCGGCGCACCGTGGGGGCCGAAACTCCGGCGGCCTTCGCCAGCTCGTCTGCCGTGAAGACCTTGCCCTTACGGGCTGCCTTCGGGAGGGCCTTGGCCAGGCTCTCCACGGTGGATGGTTTGGTCGCCTCCTTCGCCATCGTTCCTCCTTTCATTTCCGATTGTCGTTCCTTACCGATTCGAAACGTAGCATGTCGAACGGCGGGCGTCAAGCGGGCAGTGCGCAGCAACCGCCTCGCGCCGACCGGTCCTCAGGGTTGGCGCGCGCGTGAAACGGTGGCCTGCTCGAGCCCGTCTCGCAACTGCTTTTGAAGCTCGGCCATCGCTTGCCCCTCGCCGTGGAGCGCGAACCTCTCTGCTCCAAGCCGATCGCCCTGATGCCACAGGAGATAGAGTCGGCGAGCCTGGTCTTTCGTAGCGGGCCCGAGGTCTACCCGGATATCAATCCGGCCACCACGAAGTAGGGCGGGATCGAAGTTCTCTGGATGGTTCGAGCAGACAAAGAGCACGCGCCCTCAGCCGCAGCAGGTCCGTCGATCGCTCCGAGCAGTCCGGCGAGAGTGATCCCTCCCGATGCCTCTTCGCGGGTAGGCAGCCGTGCGGCGTCGAGATCGTCCAGGAGCACGGCCGCCTTGGGACCGATGCGTGCCAGGGATTGCAGAAGCCCGGCGTCCGAGGCTCCCTTGCCAGTGACGTCCGGAATATGGAGCGCCATCCCGGCTTCGCTGCATAAGGCCCGGACCAGTGAGCCCTTACCGCACCCCGGGGGGCCAAAGAGGCCGATGCTCAAGCGCCACGGCACGCCCCTGGAGGCGTACCAGCTCGCGGAGTTGAGGAAGTCGCGGACGGAGGCGAGTAGGTCTTCCGCCGTCGATCCCGGCAGGATGACGCTCGACAACGGCCGGGGCAGAGCTCCCTCCAGATCTACCCAATCGCCCCACTGATTGGCGATCCGCACTAAGCCGCGCTGATTCAAACGGCGCTCGCCATACTGCGCCGCCTCCCGGATGACCTGATGCAGCCATGACAAGTTCTGGCGAGCGGTGTAGAGAGTGGCGGTCTCGGCCGCCAGGGAGCGGGTCTCCGGGCTCGCGCTGGGAGGGCCATCTTCCTTCCCTCGGTCGAGCAAGATCCACTTGCCCTGCCATCGGATCAGGTGCCAGCCGCGGCGGAAGGTTCCTGGCCCACGCGATGAGGATGCCGGCGGCGCTCAACAGGAGAGCGGTCGCGGTCAGGTTGCCGCCCGAAAAGTACGCCATCCCTCAGGTTCCCCACATCCGAAATTCAGCGACGTCGCCGGAGGACCCGCTGGCGACGATCGTCGCGGCCGGGAATCAGCGGGGAGGCGTCCGTCGAGGTGGAAAAGGAGGACGCGGCTCACGTCAGGCCACCCCCGCCAGCGTCTGTGCCCGATTGCTCATGGAGCTGATCTTACCCCAAACCTCCGGGCTTGACGCAACCTTCGGAAGTACGGTATCATCGGCGACTCAGGGGAGGGTCAAAGGGAAATGACCGAGGTCCAAGAATCCGACCAGGAACGCCTGTCCGAGCTTTTCGGCCACTTGACCGAAAGGCGACTCGCCATCTTCCTTGCGGCGGACGGCAAAACGCCCGTGACCGGTATCGCCGAGAGGACCGGGCTGTCTATGTCCGCGGTTTCGCAGCAGATCGCGAGACTCTCCGCCGCCAAGCTCCTGGTGAAACGCCGGGAGGCGCAGACTATTTACTACGCAAGGAACCCGGCTATCGCCTCCGAGATTCAAGATCTCTGCGCGCGGCTGTTGCCAGTGGTGATTCACGGCGCCCTGGGCGGCGCTTAGGTGTCTTTGCTCTTCGTCCTCAAACGCGCCTTGCCGGTTGGGGTTCGGCGCCTTTATCAAAAGATTGGAGACCTGTCTCGTGGGTCCATCACGTCCCAACCTTGCGCAGTACCACCACCGACCCCCTGGGCAGCCGGGCGAGGGCGGCGGCTGACGCCAGGCGAAACGATCCTTGAACGGTCCCGAGCACCTTCCGACGCCCGAGCAGGCGGTAGGTCCAGGTCTGCTTCATGAGGGTTTCTCCTTTCGGGCTACAATCGTAGCATGTGGCGCCGATCTCTGCGCCGGTGGAGACGCCGATCCGGTTTCCGCAAGCCGATCCAGAGCCGGCGGGCGTGAAAGGTTCTACGGCGCCCCGAGCCGGCCGAACAGACAGGGCGTCTTCAGGACGTAGAGCGACAACCCTACCATCCCGGCACCCGCGAGTAGGTCGCCATGACCGACTGCGGCGGGAGGATGGGCGTCCACAGCGCCAGCACGAAGGAGTCCGAGCGGTCCGGGCTCCTGCCGAGGTGCTTTTTGATCTCGTCTTTGTCCAGGATCCGCACGGACTGCGCCTTCCTCTTGTAGCCGTCGTCCTCGACAATCCTGGCCCCGTAGACCAGTTGGTGGGCCAGCATCTCCTCGCGTAGCAGGACATCGTCAGGAGGGTCCACCAGGCCGCGCTCGAGCAGCATGGCGGCCCGGACGTAGAGCGCGGCCCGGACGTTCTCGCACCAGGGCTCGTTGGGCAGGCGATCGGGCGGCGCTCCGGAGAAGGCGACGGCCGAAGACTCGATGCGCAGGATGTCGAGCGCGTGGTCGTGGACCGAGGATCCAGCCGCTCCCCCCTCGTCAACGTTCCACGTGGAACGTGGGAAGTGCCGTGCGATGTACTGCGCCACCTCGGGCCCTCTGCCCTTGGGGGCGACGCGGATCTCGCCGACGCGGATCCGCCTGCCCTCCTGGAGCTCCGCCAACAGGCGCACGCCGACCTCGCCGCCTTTCTTCTCGGCCTCATGCCAGGCGCGAAGCAGGGTCTCGGCGGTCTCACCCCAGCTGGGGCAGAAGCAGCTGTCGTCGTCGCCCTCGCGGGCCGCGTCAACCCCCACGCGATCGGCCGGGCTCTCCGGATCCTGGCCAGCCCGCCAGCGCTCGACTGCGGCGTCCCAGGACCCAGGAGAGACCAGTCCCATCTCGACGTTCAAGGGGTAGCGTCCCAGGACCTGGCTCTCGAAGAGGGCCCGCGGCCGGTAGACGCGCACTTCCCCATCGCGGTGGCCGACGACGCCGTCATCCCGCGGGGCGGGGTCCGAGGCGGCCGGCGGTGGTAGGGCGTAGAGGAAGTCGCCGAAGTCGGGGTCCGGCAACGTGCCGGGGTAGGGCCCGCGGTCGCGGCAATCCTGGAGGTCACGCACCCGGTCGTCCACGGCGCGGTGGGAGATCGCGCCCTCAATAGCGGTCCGCCTTTCCAGCACGTTGGGGTGCTCGAATGCGCTCATGAAGTAGACCTTGTACCGGCCGTTGGTGGTCCGCTGGAAGATCGGACCCGCGGACTCCGTCGGATTGAAGAGGCCGACGATCCAGTTGTTCTCCGCGGAGAGCATGCCCTCGACCGAAGCTACGACATCGGTGCGCAGGCCCTGCGCCTCCTCGAGAATCGCGAGCTGCCACCGCTCGTGCCGGCCGGAGATGCTGTGCGCCACCTCCTGCTGCACGTTGCGAGACGGCGAGAAGGCCTCGACGTCCCATCCCGGGCCGCCGGCCCAGAGGATCTTCTGGTTGCCCGTGCTCGAGAACCACTGCCCCGGCATCAGGTGACCGCGGCGCTCGGCACGTTGGGCGTGTTGTGTCATCTTGGTGTAGAAATTGGCGATATTAGAATGCCCAGGCCCTACGAGCAGGACCTTGGACCCGCGCTCGGGCTTGCCCTCGATCGGGTCGGGCATGGAGCCAACGACGTCAATGAAGTAGATCGCGTAGGCGGAGAAGCCGTCGCTCTTCCCTAGGGTAGTGCCGGAAGGAAAAAGGGTGCGTGGATGCTGCTCGACGAGCTCGATCATCTTTTCTTGCTGAGGCGAAAGGGTGCGTCCCAGGACGTCGCGGATGTAGCGCCAGGGGTCGCGGTAGAAGCCCCGGCGCTGGTCAACGTCTCGGCGCGGACCGGGCCCGGCGCCGACCCGGACCCCCTCGCGCTCCCGCTGGCGCAACAGGAGAATGGCGTTGGCCTGGTGGACGGCTTGGCGCTGCAGTTGGGCGGGGGTCATCGCTCCCAGGGGGAGTTCTCCGTGGATTGAGGAGTCGACGGCAAGGCGGCCTTCACCACGCCGGCCGCTGCCGTTGCCGTCCGGAGCACCTCGGCCGCCGCCGTGGCAGCCGCGATTACCTGAGCGGCCGTGGCTTCCATCACCGCCGCTGCCTCGCGGTGGACGGGAGAATCCGACGCTGAAGCGTTCTTGTTGAGCCAGAACGAAATTGAAGCCATGACCACCGCTCCGGCGAGCCCCGGCTGGGCGCTGCGCAGCAGCCAAGCGAAGCTGAGAAGAACGGCTGTGGCCAGTAAGTCGATGATGCGCTCGACCGTGCGGCTCATGACCGCGGATTATCTCAAGAACCGCTGCGTCTGGAAAGCAGGGCGTGCTCCGTAGGCGTAAGTTTGCGCGAGCCTAGCCAGCCCATTCACTCCTCCTTTCGGCACGACCGCGCTCCAAGCAGCCACAGCTGAAGGCGGTCTCGCTCGGGGCGCGTCCACTGCTTGTTGGGCTTCGCGATGACAGCCCTCACATCGGCCGGAAACTCTGTGAGGTCGGGGCATGCGGGGCACGCCTCCTCGGGGCAAACGGTAGGCTCCGGGCATGCAGGCGCGAGTACAGGTGGAGGCTCGGCTACCGGAGCGGGCGGTGGCGCTGGCCCCGTGATGATCACCCGGGCGCTTCCGACCGCGCTCTCCGCCCCGCGGCGTGCGCGGACCACCGGGAAGAAGGTCCCGGCCGCCTGGTAGACGTGCGAGGCGACCTGCTCCCGATGACCCGCATCCTCGAAGATGGTGTCGCCGTTCCAGTCATAGTCCCAGAAATCGGGCTCGGCCGTGGCAACGGCGGTGAAACCAAGCGGCATGCCCGCCGCTGCCGTGCAGAATCCGAAGAAGCAGCCGGTTGGCGTCAACGTCACCTGAAGCGCCGGTGCGGCTGGTGGCTTTGAGGACTCTGGTGGCAGAGCCGGCGGCGGGGCAGGGGGAACCATGGGCGGCGGCCCTGGGGGCGCTACGGGCCCGCCAGAGGCCAACTGATGGGCATCCATGATGGTGTGTGCGGCGCGGTAAAAGGTGTTGCCAGAGAACTTACCGGTGAACGGTGCTACCTTGTTGAAGCCCGTTGGGCTGCCGCGGTACCACCAGGCCCAATAGGCAGCGCCACCGATTTCTCGGGGTGCCGTGGGGTCCGAGATGTCGAATAAAAACTCACGCTGAGGATCTCCGCCGTTGCAGGCGTCGTTCTTGGAGGCGTAGAGAAACGGCTTGCCGTCAGCCGCGCGGCTGAAAGTTAGAAGCTGTTCGCTGCTGCCACCGCTCACCTTCGTCACCGACAAGGGCGCCTCCAAGCCCGCGCAGGCGCCCGCAGCGATACAGTCCACCCCATAGATCTGCAAATCATAGGCGACGCCAATGCCCGGCACGAAGTGGTCCGTAATCAGACCCAGATAGTAGGTAGACCCCCACTCTCTCCACAAAGCCACTCCGAAAACGTTGGAGGCATCCATCGCGCGGAGCACCCGCTTGGGTTGTCGCGGAAGTGATACGTCCCAGATCTCAACGCCGTGAACCGTGCCCTGACTGACGACGATGAAGTTGTCCACGCCGTCCACGTAGTGGGCATTAGATAAACTACCGGCTTCCCCCACGTAGAGGCCGGGGCAGTCAGCTGGCGAGTTGCACACCCTGCCAGCGGGCGCTGGGGCGTCCATGTCAAAGATGCGGAGCCCGCCCTTACCGAATGCCGTAGCGGCGTAGGTACCCACGAAGGCATAGTGCCGACCGCCAAGCGTAGCGGCGTAGACGCTGGTTGCATCCAGCCCGGCAAATTGCCAGCGCAGCTGCGGGGCGGCCTTATTGGCGGCATCGATGATGGCCAGGCCCGTCCCAGACTGGCCGACAACCGCTACCAGGCTGTCCGCTCCCGCTGGCGCGTCCACGTCGTGCAGGGGCCAAAAGGTGTGCGGGTCGTTGGCCCACACCGGCCACTGAGCATTGCGGATCTGACCTACATAGACCGGCACGCCACTCCCGCGGACATCCCACACCTGTAGGCCGTGGGCGATGCCCGCGAAGAGCCACCCGTTTTCAATGTCCAGGGACTCGAACCAGTTGACGCTGCTGTACTGCTGGTGGAACTCGTCGAATGCTGTGGCGTCGCGGCTGGCTGGCATAAGCGAGGGCAAGGGGTCCGAGTCGACCGCCTGTAACCCTCTCCAAAGAGCGGCCGGCGCGGGGCGGGCGGGTGTCCCGCAATCAATACGCCCACAGCCCCCGCGGTTGCAGGTCGGTTGTGCGAAAGCGGAGAGGGCGGTTGCTAAGAATAGAGAGCCGACGACGGAGCTCGGTATTGACATCACCTCTTCCCCTCTCTCGGGTTGGCTGTTGTTGGATTTTTTCTTTCACGCTCAAGCTTCATACGACGACGGCACCTCCCATTTCGACCCTTTTCGTCGTTCATCGCTTCGCCTTTTTCCTTTCGCTCAGAATTTTCACGACATCTTCGCCATTCGCGATCTGTCGCAAATCTTCGTCGTCCAGGTCAGCCATTTCATCAAGGCTCACGTTGACGTTGAGAACCTCGTTCCGGCGGTCGTAACGCTGGTGGTAGGCTCGCTGGATGGCAATCCACAACTGGTCCGACACCGTCTTCGCTCGCTGCATTCCGACAGCTTCGAACGCCTCAAACCCCTCGTCCCGAGCCTCATCCCAGGCCTTCGCAAAAGTTGGGTATTGCTCGCGGTGCAGATACGCCAGCGAACGGCTCACGCCGGCCGCGCCGTACGCGGGCTTAGGGCTTGGGATCACACGCATCGCCTTCAGGAACACGTCGTGCCACGCAGTGTTCACCGGCTGACCGTTAGTGTCGAGTCGAGGAACGCAGCCGCACTCGCACGTCGAGTCCTGCGGGTTCAGGATCTTGCGACCGCAGCTGCAACAGAATACGGCCCCGGCGGGGTTGTTCTTGAAGGGGCAGAACGGGCACGCTTGAGTCTCACGCGCAGGGGCTGATCCAGTCTGTGCAGGAGCCCCGCTGCCTGTTGAAAACTCGCCGACAGGGGTTTCGGGAACGGTTGTATTACGTATAAGATTCTCTTCGCGCGCGCGAGACACACCACGTTGTTCATGCCCCTCCGACGCCATGGCGGCAGGATCGACTGCGGGACCGTGCAGATTGCGCTCGTCTACCATGGCCCATGGGCCCCTCGGGAAGCTGACAAGGCTCTCGCCAGTGCCCCTGGGGTGCCGGCGTCGCGCGTGGACCCCCCCTTTACGAGGTCGTTGACCGCCCGCAGGAAAGCCCCTAAAACGACCCCTGTGGCGACCCCTGAATGGCTTGTCGCACAGGGGAGGTTGTTTTGCGCCGCTTCGCAGCGTCGCGTCGAAGGTTCCTCCTGCGCGCCTGCTCCACGTGCATCGGCAGCATTGTCACAGGGGAGGGGAATGGGCATCCAGTGGGTGACCTCCCACGTCTCTACCCGCTGCACCCGGCAGCCGTCGTAGACGTCTTCGGCGTCCACTTTCCAGGCGGGAGTGGGGCCATCGGTGACTCGCTGGGCGGCAGCGACGTCGACGCCGTTGGTCGCCAGAACCACGACATCCATCGCTGGGAGCTTCCCGGAGGCGACGGGGATCCACGTGTCCGCCACCAGCCGATCGATGATGGCCACCAGGGCCTGGGTCTCAGTGGACGCCCGGCGACGCGCCCCCTGCATGACCTCGGCCTCGGCGGGCGTCAGGCGGCTCACTTCGCGCCTCCCGCTGCCTTCAGGAGCCGAACCGCATCGTCCCGCGACAGGCTTGTTTTGGTGGCCAGGACCTCCGCCCGCGTCGTTTGGCCGGGACCGGACGCCCCCTCGTGGCCCGTGTCGCGCACGAAGAGGTGGCAGCTGTCACTGCTCGAGGTCTGCAGGCGCGCGGAGCTCGGGCACAGGCAGTCCCCCTGGACGACGATCGCGCCGGCTCGCGCCATCTGGACGCGTGCGAGACCGCCGCCATCGAAGTACTCGCAGTGGGCGCAGGTCACAACACTCTCCGGGTTGCGGCTGCCCCAGACGCCTTCGGGATCTTCCAGGATAGGGAGGACCTCGCATGGATGCGCCTGACCCCGCTGGCGAAGCGCGCTACGGCCGACCTCGACGTCACCGCCGGCAGGGATCGCGAGCGAGGCAATGCGTTGCGCGATCAGGCGGCGGACGTTGGGGCCGTGAATGGGAGTATTCGCTGCCATGAGAAGTACCGGGGGGACGCCCTGCGGCTACCGGGCGTCCCGAATCGCTTATCGCCGCCCTCCGCGCGCCCGTCCACCACGCCGCGCCCGCACCGCTCCCGCTCGCCCGCGGCCACCCCTCGCGCCTCGTCCACGTCCACCTCGACCCGCTCCCGTCGCCATCGCTAATCACCTCCCCCTCAGTGAATTACGAGCTATCCTCGCCGCGCCCGCGCAGCTCTACGCGTCGCCGCGAGCTCTCGGCGCTGGCGCACCGCGCCTCGCCGGCCTACCGCCCTACCGCCCTGCCGGCGCCCAGGGCGCGATCCCCGGCCCCGTCCTCCTCTCCCAGCTCCGGTGTTGCTCCACCTCCTCTCAAGCCTTCGGCTCGAACGGCTTAAACTCCACCTCGCTCAACTGTACGCCCAACGAGCGCGCCAGCGCAAGGCCGTTCACGTAACGACCGTTCCCGCCCCCGACGCATTTCTTCCAGCCGAGAGCCTCCAAGAACTCGTTTTTCTGCCCCTGGCTGAGGAAAACCACGCAAAGCAGGTAGTCCGTGTCACAGGCGGTCTTGAACCGCTCTTTGGCTTTCTCCGAGATCTCATGCATGCGACGCAGCGTGTCGCTGATCTCGGTCTTGGCCTCCTCCTCGAAGGTTCCGGCAAGCTCGGCGTCGGGCAGGGCGCCGTCGAAGTCGTAAGAGACGAGCGCTACGCCGTCGGGTTCGTCCGCCGCTCCGTCGAGACCAAAGCCCTCGCCCGGCCCCAGGTTGAACTCGTCGTCCTGCAGGTCAAACTCGTCGCTCGCCATCGGCGATCTCCTTGCGGAAAAGCTCGGCGTCAATGAGCGGAAACCAGTCCAAAATCTTTTCGTAATCAGCGGGGAAATGGCGCTTGATGGCCACCAGGTGGCGGTAGTCCAGACCGTCGAAAGACCTCCCCCAGATCTCGTAGTCTCGGGGGAGCTGCAAGCCGGCCTTGCGGATGACCTCGTGCACCTCCGCGAGCTTCCAGTCCCAGACGGGGTAAAAGGTCTTTGTCTTGGCCCGGATCGCGCCGTGCCAGCGGAAGGTGAGCTGCCGCATGGTCGAATCCGCGGCCCTCGTCCCGACCGCGATCCACGACCCCTCCATGCCGAGGCCAGGGCCAGCTGTTTGAGCTCCGAAAGCGTCGTGTCCACGGGATGATCGAAGGCCTCGAGGATGGGGACGCGGTGCGGGGGCTGGAAGGCCTGCCACCCGAGCATCTGGTACATCCGGACGTGAGGAATGCGCACGATTCGGACGCCGAAAAAGCGCTCGATCTGATCCAGCCACTCCTCGACGAACGAGATATCCGGGATGTCGTAGTGGTAAATGGGGACAATCCGATCGAAGCCCGCCTCCCGAAGGCGCAACCAACTGGCCAATGAATCCTTCCCTCCGCTGAACGAAACCGCGATCTCGCCCGTCTCGGCCCGGATGCGCCGCACCACCTCGCCCGAGGGCACCTGCTCCACCTTTGCTCCCGCCATGCGCGACACTTTACCGCATTCCGAACTGCGACGCAATCCCCCGCCCCGCCGACAAAAGCCCAATACAAGACAAACATTTCCGCTATTTACCCCTTGACTATCCCGTGACCGTCCCGTATACTTCCATCGTACCGAGAACACAATGCCTACGAAAGAAGACGCGACTACCGATACACGACAAGAAAGTCCCGCAATGAAAGCTACGTCTACCGCCCGCAAGCGCGCCCATACCGCCCACCAGCCGGTGGGTTGCTGGTGCCGTCCTGCGAAGCGCCTGGCCATCTACCTACGCGACGGCCTGGCCTGCTGCTGGTGCGGGGCGACCGTCGAGGATGGCGCCACGTTCTCCCTCGACCACGTTCGCCCCGTCTCCAAGGGGGGCGACAACGACCCCTCGAACCTGCTGACAGCCTGCAAGCGCTGCAACGACAGCCGAGGAAGCCGTTCCCTCGCCGCCTTCGCGCGCGCCGTCGCCGCGTACCTCGACCATGGCGCTACCGCCCGTGAAATCCTCGCCCATGTCCACGCCTGCCTGCGCCGCCCCCTGCCCGCCGCTGAAGCAAAAGCCCTAATCGCGCGCCGCGGCTCCGTCGCGGCTGCTCTACAATCCGGAGGCCGCTGAGTCATGAAACGCTCGACCGTCGCAGACCTTCAGTCCACTTGCTCCGCCGACAGCGCCACCCGCCTAGCCCTCTTGGTGGACGTCTACGAGTACGCGATCGACAGCTCGGAAACGCTTGAGGGATCGGACAAGGTCGGGCCGGACCTGGCCTACCTGTTGGCGGCCATCGCCAAGGGAACCGACTGTGAATGGCCTGCCAGCCGGGGAATCGTGCGGCTGCTTCGAGCCTGGGCGAGGTGGGACGAAGTTTCGCGTTACATTACGATCGCGGACAACGAGGAGGCTTCGTGATCACGCGTTTGGCTTTGCTGCCCCTGACGCCAGTGGCGTCTTCGGTCATCCGAAGCATCGGCTACGTTCGTCTCGCGCCCGAGTTCCGCGCCCAGGCGCCCGGCTACGGCTGGACCATCGTTCGCCTCCACTCCGGCGGCACCTGGGCCTACCTCACGCCACGTCTCGTCTATCACAAAATCCGCTTCGCCAAGTCCAAGGGCTGTGCGTACAACGCCCACTTGCGCGGGAAGTTTCCCGCGCTTCGTGTTGACGTTTGAACGGGGAGGAGAACCACCAATGCGTAGCTACAAGTACGACCGCTTTTTCGGCACCGTAACCGGGCCGAAGGGCGGCTCCGTCACCAAGTCCGGCATGAAAAGCGTCCACTACGATTTGCGGTGGAGCGACAACTCCGTGCCGAGCCTGCAGGTAGACGCCACGCTGGTTGACGGAAGCCCGCGAGTTGTCATCCGCGCTACGGGCGGAATCGGTGAAGCGCCAGCCGAGCAGCGCGTCCTCCTGGACGTTCCGCTCGCGGACCTCTTGAGCGTGTCCCCCGCCGAGGGGAGTTGCAACTGTAAGGGCCGCGCCACCGCCCTCCGTCTGGCGCTGCGTGCCGCTCTTCAGGCGGACGATGATCGACTGAACGGAAAGGATGATTGGGCCCCGTATCCCGAATCCTCGCCGACGACTCGGGCGGTCACCCGTGGAGAGCCGATGGCCGCTCGTGCACTAGAGCCCCCCGAGAACTTCCGCGCGGCCGTCGCGGAATGGCTCCAGGCTGCCATTGATGCTGGCGCTGAGATTAACGCTCTTCTCGGGGAGCGCCACCTCGGTCACCTCGCGGCACGCGCTTTCACGGATGCTCCAGAGATCCGTGGCAATGTCGCTCGATTCCCTTGCGCGTGCCTGGCCAAGACGATGCCGGACGAAGCTTACGAGCGCAAGGCGGCCGAGCTGCACGCGGCGGTAGGCGCCCGGTACGTCATCACCTCGCAGGATCTCGACAGTTGCGTTGCGTGGATCTCGGATCGGAGCAACGCGGGGGTGGAGGTCGAGGCGTTCCGCGCCTGCCGGAGGGCGATCGATCTGGCCGTGGACACCGCGCACCACGAAGCGGAGCGGCAGGCCAAGCACTGAGAACCGGTGACGGCAGGGCTCCGGCCCTGTAAACCACATGCGCCGTCCGAAGTCGGCGCGTAAAAGGAGTCACCATGTCGAACTGGCAAATCGTGGAAGGCGGATTGATCCGGCTGAACGTGCTGGCGGGCGAGGGATGCTCCCGCGAGACGGGGACGCAGTATTGCACGGCGGAGAAAGGGATGCTATACGACGTAGACGGCGCGCCCATGGAGGAAATCGGCAGCGAGCTTCTCCTCGGTTGGGGGCGGCTCGACGGCCCCGCCGTCAACGTGAGACCTGCGGACTGTGCGTGGTACGTCTCGGTACCGCTTTCTGCTTGGGAGGCCGCGATCCGAGTTGCAATCAAGGGCACGATCCTCGGCCACGCTTTTGAGGCTCTACGGTCTGCCAGCCTGCACTACAGGACGGCGACCAGCGAATGGACTTCCCGGGACGGGCGCGTCACGCTCCGCGGCCTCCCCGCCGTCGCGCTCCGAGATTTGATGGCCGCCTCCAAGGCGCGGACGGCGAGCCTCAAGTCCGCCACCAACGCGCTTAGGCAAAGAGACTATCGCACCTGAGCCTTGACGCTAGGGCGGGAGCCATCCCGCCTCTGCGCCAGCGCTCAAGCTGGGAGCAAACAGATTGGAGAAACTGCCATGAGCAAGTCCCAGAAGGATCAAGAAGCCACGGAAGCCGCTGCCACCCTTCGCGAGATCTTGAAGCCGGGTGACACCGTGAAGGCCATGAGTGACCTAGACGACTCCGAGGATGAGCAGCCCGACTTTCCAGGCCCTGATGATGACCTCAAGGTCGCTCGCGCTCCCAGCGAGCCCGACTTCTCCGGCCCCGCCGACGCCGCCAGAGTGGACGCGCTAGCGATCTGTCCCTTCCCCGCCGCTCCCGCGCAGGCGGCGGAGACCTTGCGGAAACGGAACATCCCGCGAGCCTTGAGGGAGCCGCTTACGCGCTGGCCGCCGGGCGAGGATGCGAGGATGGCCATCATCGATCGAACCATCCTCGTAGAGGCGGCGGGGGAAGTGGATTCCCTGCGCGCCGCCAACGCCCGCCTGACCGAAGAAGTCAACCTCCTGCGCGGAAAGGACGACCCGCGCGGCGCCCCTCAGCCGGACACCGCTGGCCCGATCGTCATTGAGAAGCACCGCCACCGGGAGGCCGGCGAAGAGGAAATCTCGTTCTATGCATGCGGGCCAGTCCGCTGTTCGCTGTCGGAGGCGAAGACAGACGCCGGAGTCTTTGGCCGTGCGCCGGGACTCTTGGCGGAGAACAACCTCCTCCGCGGCAAGCTTCTCGTCGTCGATCTCAAAGCGAAGACGGAAGAAGCGGCGCGACAGCGGGTCGAGCGAGAGGCCGCTGAAGCCCTGGAGGTCGCCAGCGAGGAGTCTGCCGTCCAGCGGGCTCTGGTCGCTGAGGCAGAGCGCCAGCGGGATTTGCTCGCGGACGCACTGGTCGAAGCTGTCCCACTCATTCGACATGCCGTCTGGGGCCGGACTCCCTACCGGGATGTCGCGGCGGGAGGAGCTGTCTCGATGAGGGTTGACGCCGCCCTGCGCGCTGTCGGGCGGCTGTAAAGGAGAAGATCTATGAGCATCGACCTCAAGGAAACCCTACGGGACGAGCGGTTGCTGCGCGGCCTCGCCGTCCTCGACCTCCTCGCCCTCCTCGCCCTCTCCCTCCTGCTGCCCCTCGCGTCCCAGGCCGCCCCGCCCGTGTCGGCACCCCTGGTGCCCATCATTGTCCGCCAGCAGCAGTTGCGCGAAGCATCGGCGAGAGCCGCCAATCACCGCGAACCCGCTCCGCAGAAAGAAGAGTCCCGCATCTTCCATCCGTTGGCCGTGGACCGCTTGGCCGTCTCTGTGCCAGGCGCCGCGGTGCCAACGCACGCCGAGGTCTCCGGGCGCGTAGAGTATCGCCGCTATGAGGAGGACGGCGACGTCCACCTCAAGGTCTGCGGGCCGGCCGGCGGCTGCGTCATCGTCGAGTGCATCCCGGAGCTGCCAGCGGTTGCGGCGCAGTGCCGGCGCTTCAGGAAGGGCTCTCGGGTCACCGTCCGCGGGATCACCCGGTGCGACGGCAAGCACCGTTGGTGGGAAATTCATCCCGCACTCGCTGTCGCGGGAGCGCCGCAATGAGGTCGGCGGAATGGTTCCTCAGCGAGCCCGAACCGCCTGCCGTATTCGAGCCCATCCCTGGCGGCTACCGCATCGTGGCCGAGTTCGACCGCTTGGAGGACGGCCGACTGTGTTCCGCCGCGCGAGAGATGGCGGACGCGCTGGAGAAATTGCGGATGGCCGTATGGTCGGACTGCCGACTGCCCGGCGAGATGCGCAAGGATTTGGAGGCTCTTTACCGCAACGAGGTTCTTCCAGCGCTGCGGAAGGCCGGCCGACTGGAAGGGGGCCTCTGTGTCTCAGAAGGGTAAGCGCTTCGAGATGCAACTCTCGCCCACCTTCCGCGCCTGGTGCGAGCTGGCCGCAGCCGGCGGTTCGCTGGCCTCGTTTTTTAAGCAGCTCGCCGCCCGCGACATCGCTAGGCGGCAACAGGAGAAGGGATTACCGGCCGGAAGCATTGAGCTTCCGCCGCCCTAACGTTTGCTTTTGCGTTTCGTTGCCTGTAATATTTTACCCGACGGCGATAGGGCCGGAGACGGCAAGGAGAAGGCGATGACGAGGCTCAGCCCTGCCCAACAAAGAATGGCGGACCGGCTCGCCAAACTGCCTCCCGGCGACACGCTCGCGCCTCCCTCTGGCCTTTCAGCGTCCGCGTGGTGGCGCACGGCTCGCGTGCTAGTGCGCCTTGGGCTGGCTACCACCAACAACTACGTGGTTAGGCCAGCCACGCAGCCGTCCGCCTGACCCAAGGAGAAGACGATGAGCGCAGCCAAAGAGACCGCCCGCAAGTCCTGTTACGACCAGATCAGCTATCGCGACCGCGAAGGCCAACGCCGCGAGGAGCGCGTGACGGATGCGAGCGTGAAGGCCGCGATGCTGGCGGTCGGTACGCAGGGCCATTTCACCGTCTACTGTGTGAGGACGGCAACCCCGCTCCTCGTCCGCTGGCCCCTCGCTGTTGCTTACCTCGCCAACCTGAAGCGCGGCATGTACGCCCACGGGTTTTGAGCGTTCACGGCAGCCCTGGAACCTCCAGGGTCACCGCGAGCCGCTCGGGCTCGAATGAGAGGAGAGGACGATGACGACCAAGACGGCACCACCACTAGGCCACTTCCGGCGCGTGAAATGCCGGGCGTGCGGGATTGGCATGGGCGGCACCCGCCGCGACGATGTTCCGGATTCAGCCTGGGTTTGCCCCAAATGCGAGGAGGCCGAGCGCCAAGCCGCGCAGTTCGCCCGCATCCGCGAGCGGCTGGTGAAGAGCGGGCTCTATTGAGGAGAGGACGATGACCTGTTGCAACTGTGGCCGAAACCAAAAACCGGACGAGTTTCTTCTGAACGCTGCCGCCGTCAAGCCGGCGGGCAGAGCGGCACCGTTATCCGTTTGCGGCTTGCGGTGACTGCTATACAACACTTACGGGAACGACACCCAAAACGTTATTTGATCTAAACCGCGAAAGAGCGCTGAAATACGGTACTTCGTGAGCCGCGCTCCTCCGCAAGAAGCTGACTTTCGGCGTCATGACTTACCGCCGTACCGAAGTAGAAAAAGGGGTGCCGAGTGCCTGACCGCACACTTCTCTCCCGCGACCTCGACCGCTTGGCCGCTGGCGCTGCTGGACCCGACCCGCTCGTGCCCGTCCCCGCCGAAGGCGAGCGGTGTCATCGCTGCCACCGCCGTCGATCACCCGAGCGCTGCGCCCTATGTGCTCCACCCGGAGCCTCCTACCGTAGGGCTCCGCCATGCAGCCGGCGGCTAACCTCGAGTGATCTTGGCCGGGATCGCCGCTCCGGATCGCCCGGTTTATGAACGGTTCGTGACTGAGGCGATTTAATCCCACCATGCACCTCCGCTCGGTGGGCTTTCGTCATTTTGTAGGCTGAGCAGCACGTCGTCGCCTTGATCTGTGCGGACGCAGCCCAGCCGCAGGCTGGCGGTGGTAACCGCGCCGTAGGTGAAGCCGTGCCCTCGCCCCGCTCTCCTCGCCGCCGCCAGAGTGATCGCGCCCTGCCTCAGCCTGGTCTTCAGCCACTCGGTAGCCGCCTCCGCCATGACTCGCTCCGACGCGCTCATCTGGACATCCGCCTGGAGCGCGGCTAGCGTCCACCTTGCCTCCACCCCGACGTAGGCCATCCTGGTGGTGGTGATTGGTTCGCCGGCGAGATCGCTCCCAACCTCCGCGCCTTCGATGCGAAGCGTGATCGTTTCGTGCAACGCGCTGTAGTTGGACTTGCGGTGCGCTAGGCACCGGTGGTTCTTGTGGGCCGGATGCCGGTAAACATACGCCGCGGACCGCGACGCCGAGACCCAGGCCTCGTTCCCTGAAGTTTCGATCGAGCCTTTATTGAAGTGGTGGACCACAAGAAAGGTGCATCCTGTCTCATTTCCCAGGAAGTGGATCCGCGCCAACAGGTTGGTGACGGACACCTTGTCGTTTGGGTTCCCTCGTCCCATCATATTGGCGATCGGGTCCGCAATGACTAAAGAGGCTCGGTGCTCGTTGATCTCCGCTCGCAGCCGGACCTGATCCGCCCGCGACGTAAAATCGAAACCTTCGCCGGCCGCGAATCCTGAATAGAAAAAAACCTCCCCCATGTTGGCGCCAGCTGCTAAGAGTCGCGGTTTAATGACCTCCGCCACAGCCTCCTCTGGGCTCAGGATCAACACCCGCCCCGGAAGCACCTTCTCTCCCATGAGCGTCTGGCCTGTTGAGATGCTCGCTGCCAAGAGGGCCATCAGCGTGCCCTTGCCAATGCCTCCCTCGCCGGCGAGGAGGGACGGCGCTCCACGGGGAAACCACCCCGGCAGGAACCACTGGACACCGCGTTCCTGCACGGTGTCAAAACTCGCAAACTTGCTCTGAAACTTCCGGATCGGCAGTACCTGCGCCACGCCGCCGACGGCCAACTCATCGTCGGCGGGCCCGGTCCCTGGCTCGCGCTCGGTCGTCTTGGTCGCCGTCTGTGCCGACGCCGATGTCCGGAAGGCCAACGGAGCGCCTGCCGTCGTCATCTTCGGTAGGGCCGCTACCAGCTCGAGCAGCCGACCTCGAGCTTCCCCGCCCTCGCGTTTCAACCACTCGACGGCGTCATCGCCCCTCTCTAGGCCGTCGGGCGTGAAGAGCGCGACGTCCGAGGCCCCCGCCACGATCAGTTGGGCACCGATTCGCTCCATGTGCCGGCGCGCCTCCAGGTCTTCCGCGTCCGGCCACAATACGATCCGGCCAGGGTAGATGGCTAGGGGGTCCGTCGCCTTCCTGGAAGGTGAGCTCGTCGCCCCCGTCACGGTCCCCATGGCCCTGCAGGCGGCCCCTGAGAGCGCGTCTGCTGCCTTCTCGCCCTCTACAACGAAGATGGGCTCGCTCGGGTCGTCGATCCAGCCCAGCAGCGCCTGGGTGCCGTAAAGCGGTACGTCCGCGCTCCGCATCCCATCCAAAGACCAGAACTTCTTCGGGTCCGTCGCTCCCGACCGGCTCCACGAGAATTGCTTCTTCGGCTTCTTTTGCCCCTCCTCGAGCGGCATGTCGAACCGGACGTGGTAGGCCACCAGGTCTCCTGAAGTGTCTCGGATCTCCCAGACCGCGGCCGGCCGGCCGTGCTTGCCGTGCGTGAACCTGGCCAGTGGATCCTCGGAGAGACCGAGCGCGTCCGCCAGGGCCTGGATCGCGTCGAAGAACGTTCCGCCATTTTTCGCCTGCCAGAGAGAGATCCCGTCTCCGCCCTTCCTCGCGCAGCTCGCCGAGAAGCACTTCCATCCCCCGTCCCCTGGGTAGGCCTTGAAGCTCGGTTCGTGGTCCTCGTGGAGCGGGCAAAGACCCATCCCGTCGCCCTTGAGCTGCGCCCCGATGAGCTCCGCCACCCGCTGTGAGGTGGCCTGCTCGCGCACCCGCTGAATTAGGTCGCTCGAGGGTCTCAATAGCGGATCTCCCTCTCACCGATCGCCGCCTTGTCGGCCTCCAGCGAGAGCAGGGTGGCAGGGTCGAGGTTTTCACGATCCCACTTCTGCCGGGTGGCGTAGATTCGCTCCACCTGCAGCCCGGATTTGAGCAAAACCTCCCAGGTGTGAGCTCCGACTTGCGCCCGGTCCGGCCAGTTCACGATCGCGTCGATCTTCCAGCCCGTCACCACCTCCCGGAGCACCCATTCGCGGTGCTTGGCGAGGTCCGCCGGCGAGAGCGACGGGTCGTTTATCTCGTTCCACCGGGCCCAGAAAATCGACTCGCGATTCTGCGACGGCGACGGCCGCGGCTCGTTGCACTCGACGAGAAAATCGCAGAACGCCGTCCAGGTCCTGCCGAACGGCGTGTCTGCCTTGAACACCCAGGGCGCCGGGGGCTCGCCGGGGGGTTTTCGGGGCTTCTTCGGCTTGGGGGGCTGCCCCGCGCCGAGATCGAAGAGCGTGCCGGAAGGCTGGGCTGCGGCTGAGCCTGGTGGTGCAACGGGTGCGGGTGGTGCGGGATCGATTAGGGCTGGCTCGTCTGTGGTCTCGGATGCGGCGTCCAGTGTTGGTCGCATCGTCGACGTAGTCGACGATTCTTTATCTTGGGTGGGGGGGGTGGGGGGAGAAGAAACAGAAGAAAGACTAAGAGATTCTTCTACGCGGGTGCGCGCGAGGGTTTCTGGCGCTTGGCCAACACTTGGCCAGCCAATGGCGGCGGCGCAGTCTGAGGCGCCAAACACGTGGCTGGCCAATGGCTGGCCGGTGGCTCCCCGAACGGAAGCACGTGGCTGGCCAATGGCTGGCCGGTGGACGACAGATTCCCCGACGCTCTGAAGGAGATACACGGCGTGTCGCAAGAGTTCCCCCCGAGAAATCCCGCGACGGGCAGATTCTTCATTGAGCCAGGCGATCATGGGTTCCGGGGATTCGAACGTGATCGGCTTCATGTCTCATCTCCAAAAAGTTGGATCTGCCGCGGGTCGGCCGGCGGCGCTGGTGGCTTCCGGCGCTCGGCCGGCGTCTGTTGCCCTTGCTGCCTGGCGATCTCGCTGAGCCAGATCTTGTAGGGGTGGTATTTACGGACCCCGAAGGGGTAGGCGGCCTTGAGCTCGGACCTAGTGCGTTTTTCGTCCCATCCTTGGACTCTGGCCTCTGCCAGGACGGCGGCGATCAGGGGCGCCGCCTCTCTGCGCCAGCGCGATGTCATGCGGTCTCCTGGTGGCGCCTGACGCGGCCGGCGAGGTCGAGGAGGAGCTCAGCGAAGGGCAGGGGCGTCAGGAGGGCTTCGCCGGCGGTCAGCCTCTGGCCGTGGTGCTCGAGCTTTTTTCCACGACGTTGGCGTAGCTCCTCCGCGGAGTGGAAACCTAGGTCCAAGAGGGATCCACGAGGGGCGGGTCCCCAGCGGAGGGCCGGAAGGTCCGACCCCGCCACGCCGTCTACGTAGAGCCAGGTGGCCTTCCTGGCCCGGTGGCCGTAGTGCCCCTGTTCGACGCAGCACGTCCAGCCGCCGTAGAGATCTGCGGCCACCCAGCCGCCGGACTTGGGGGGAAGAAACAGTTGGAAGTGACGCCAAGCGTGCGAGCCCTCGGGATGCTCGAGAACTCCGCCCCACCGCCGCACGGCAGCGAGAGCCGCGGCGAAACATCCCCCGTCGTCACCGAGGACGCGCCGGACGCGAGCTGAGGGCCCGCCCCCATGATAGCGGCCCCATCGAGCACAGGGCGAATGACAGACCACTGGCCATGGCCCCGCGTAGAGTCTCGCGTCCCGTTTCTCATCCCACGGGTCTACGTCCGGGCGCCCCGCGTAGGGGCCTTTGGAATCGATGTAGAGGGCCGCGATCATGCGCGCGCGTTTCCGGCACCGATGAATTGCGCGATAGGCGAAGGCATGGTAGGCTCCACCCATCGAGCTTCTATTTGAGCCCTCCGACGTCGGCGCCCAACCAGGCGTCGCGGGGCTCGCCCTTTCCGGTCGGCTTCTGGGAACAAGAAAGGGTGCCAGGAAGACTACACCAAGCGCGGCGTCCAGCGGAAGGCGCCCAAGATTCAGGGGCGCGCTCCGGTCACACCACGAGATAGAGTGGGTAGGTGGGCGGCCTGGGTAGATCAGTAACAACCCAGGCCCGCCGGGCGAGATTCAAGGTGTCGGGGTCTTAGCCTTCAGGGTATGCACGGCCGCGTAGACCCGGTCGAGGAGGTCGTCCTGCGACTCCCCGGCGAGCCCCTCGACGTCGTCGAGCTTCACGCCGAGAAAGGCCTCGAGGTCGGAGAGCGCCACCAGAGGCCTCCCGACCAGGAGCTTGCGCACGTCCGTGACCTGCCTCTGGGAGAGGCGTGCGGGCGGAGCGTCGTCACCGCCAGCGGCCTCGCGCGTGTCCGGCTGCGAACCGTCGACTTCGTCGCGGTGAGGGTCAACGGCCGTTTCCGCCGGGAGCGGATCCTCGGCTTCTTTCACGGTTGCCTGCGGAGTCGTACCCTCGTGGTCGGCCTGCGCAGCCTGCGCAGCCTGCGCCGCCTGCGCCGTCTGCGCCGCCGATCCAGGGGCCAGCCTGTCGAGTAGGGCATCCACCCGGTTGCGGGCCTCGGGTGGCGTGACGTCTTTGATCTCCCGCAAAGTTTCCGCTTCCTCGACGGTCGGCATGCCCATCATGACCTCGGGCGAGTAGAGCCGCACGAGCATCGCGGCGGACCGCCAGCGGAACATGTGCTCGGGCATGGACTCGTACTTCGCGTTGTCGATCCAGCCTTCCGCGATCGCCATAGCCGTATCAACGCTCGCTTCAATGCGGTCGCCGAACCGATCCACAGCATAGGCGGTGACGCGCATGTCGGGAATCTTGTACTTCACCCTGACGACCGTCGACTTACCGTTGCTCCAGACTTTGCGCTCGACTTCCACCTCCCGGTCCGGACCGAGATTCTCCCGCTCCCACTTGATGGTCGACCTCAGGCCCGCCAGCCGGTTGGCGCGCCCGATCATGAATTGCGTGCTGAATGCCGGTCGCCCCTTCACCACGTACATCTGCTGCATGACCATAAGCTCGCTTTCGTTCATCCGGCGAGCGATGTCGATCGCGATGATGCATTCCCCGGGCTTACCCTTGAAGTGCTCGGGTACGAAGGCGGACACAGCGAACACCTTCGCGATTTCCAGGAAGTGACGGTACGCCGCGGCCGAAGAAAACGGAGACGCAAACTCGGTAAGCGCCCTCTCGTTCTTGAGTCGCAACTCTTCGACGTTCTGCGCCGGCACCAGGGCGTCCGGTGGCGGGGTCGTGCTGCCTTGCGGTTCGCTCATCTATTGACCTCTTTCAGGGAAGGCGACACGTCGATCGTGCGCGCCCATTGTTTCCACGTTTCCGGGGCCTCCCGTTTCAAACGCTTTTCGTCCATGCGCTCGTAGGAATAACCTCGGTAGACCAGCACCTTACGGGGGTCGCCGAACTCCGCGCCCTCCGCGCCGCCAAGCGAAGCGATCAATGAGCACTGTGCAGTCAATTCGCGCTTCTCCGCGGCGAGCCTCTCCTCCCTGGCCATCCTCCACGCCTCGACCAACTCAGGCGAAACGTCAGCGAGGGAATTCGGGATCCGCCGAACCCGCTGCAGGACGCCGAGCGAAGGGAGTAAATTTGACGGCGGAATCCGCGGTAGAACGTGATTCTCCCAGAATTCGTGATCCCGCTCGACGATGAGTTGTATGAGCGCCTCATTGCGGGTCACTTTGTACATTTCCCTGTGCAAGCGGTCGAACTTCGCCACCAGCACGGGCACCCAGACCAGGTCCAGCTCCGCGCAGTACATCTGGTGCTGGCACTGGACGATCACTCGGTCGGGGATCTGATCCGTCCCCGGCTCGCCGTAGTCTGCTCCCATCCCGGTCTTGGCTTCGACCGCCTGGCGCTTGCGGGCGAGCCTAGCGTCCAGGTTCGCCGCCAGCACGATGTCGAACGTGGGTACCACCTCAACGTTGACCTGGAGTTCCTCGCCCAACTCGCGCGACGCCCACCGCAGGAGCGGCTCCTCGAAATCATTGCCTATCTCGATCGCCTCGTTCTCCCGCAACTCCGCGAGATCCTCGGTCTTGTCGAGAAAAACATCGTAGGCTGTGACCTCGCCCTTCGCGGTGGGGATGGGAATGCCGACTACAGGCGGGGAATCGGACGAGCCCAGCCTTTGCCGTCGCCGGAGCCGCTGGCCTTCGCTGATGCCCATCAGTGAGACCTCCGAGCGTCAATCTCGCAAGTCGTGATCACCTGGAGAGCGAAGCCATTGGTTCGCTCAGACTGAAAACCGCCCCATGCCTTGGGGTAAGTCAACTGGACGAAGGACGCGAGGGCTTCGCCCAGCTCCAGAAGGTCCCATCGCCGCTCTCTGCTCTCAAGGTCGAATACGCCCACGCCGACGCACCGGATCTCCAGGATGAGCTCCCATCCGGCTCCGGCCGGCGGCTCCATGCTGAGCACGGACCGACGCAGTCCAGTGGGCGCGATCATCGCCATGGAAACCTCGCCAAGCGCCTCGTCCCAAGCCATGCCGAGCCTTTCGTCCGGATGGGTCTCGCCGAGCAGTCCGTTGTCAACAGCGTATCGTCGCAGATTCGCGAGCCTAGTCTCGTCGCCAATGGACACGTGCCACTCACAGTGCAGGTGAACAATCGACCGCCAAACCCTGATAGTATTCGTCACTTCTGACGCCTCCTTACCGGGGCCCCTTGACATGGCCCGCTCGTTGGCCTTATCATACGCCCATGAGCGCAGAAACGCAAGCGTCGCGAATCGAACTACCGCCCCCGCCACGACCGGGCCGGCAGGTCAAGGTCACCGTCTCGCCGGAGGTTTACCAGGGGCTGCAGTCGCTCGCCCGCGACCGCGGCCAGAAGGTTGCGACCGTCGCCGGCGACCTCCTGCTCGCGGCCTTCAAAGCGCTGGGCAAGGGGAGCGAGCCGCGGTGACGAATACGGAGGAGGGGCTGAGCGGGAACGGTGAGCGGGAGGATTCGCTCACGCAGGACCAAGTCGCGGATGGCATCTTTCAGGCCCTCCACCGCTACCTAAAGGGTTCACGTGCGGGGTCGAATCCCGCCAGCCCTGCCAACCTTGGGGGCGAGCACGAACGGTCGAGTGCCCTGACTTTCAATCAGGTGAGGGGGAGTTCAATTCTCCCCGCCCCTACCAACCCATCGGTGTTTACGAAATCTCAGATCAACCCGCGCGGTCTCGGACGCATGAACTCCTATTCCTGCCCGGACTGCTTGGGCATCACCTGGTCCATACATCTTGACGACCCGCCTGGCGTCACGCCGATGATCGTTGAGTGCCGAGCAACCCCGGACTGCAAGGGCCACGCGGAGTCGCAGTTCTACCCCGCCACCATCCCTGACCCTCCGCCGGCCGCGCACATCGAGTGGATCAGGCCGACCGCGCGCGGCGGGTTGAAGCGAGCCCTTAAGATGTACCCGGCGCGGCACCGCCCTGGCATGAAGCAGCATTTCGACCAGGGCGGCGCATTGCCCCGGTACGCGAGGAGGCCGGGCGAGTGAAGACGATCACCTTAACTGATCTACGTTCCGAGCCGGGCGAAGTAATCCGCGCCGTTCATAAGCATGGCGAGTCCTTCTTGCTCACCAAGAGCGGAGCGCCTGTCGCGAAGTTGGTTCCCGTTGACGCCGAAGAAACCACGATCTGGCCGGACGGCTCAATTACCGGTCGCCCGCCTCTCACCCTCCGCCGATCCGACCTACTCAGAAACGGAGCCCGACTATGAGCGCAGACCACCTCCGCGAACCAACCCTCCGCGAGATGCTGGACGAGGGCGTGATCGATCTGCTTCGCTCCGTCATCGGTGCACACCATCCCAACCTGTCCGACGCCCGCTTCCTCATCTTCTGGACGGTGAACCAGCCAGTCAAGAAGTGGGGCGCGGTGAAGATCGCCACCGAGGAGTTTTGGCGCGCCACCGGCGCCATGGACCGCGGGGTCGACATCCTGGTCAAGTTGAATCAGTCGCTCTGGGCGAAGCTGACCGTCGCCGGCCGCACCTTCCTTCTCGACCACTACCTTTCGCTCGTCAAACCCAAAGGGGGCGGCAAGACGCACATGGCCGTCGAGACGGGCGGCGAGCGTCAACTGTATGAAAAGGACTTCCCGTCGCTGTCTGTCCACCCGGCCGTGCTCGCTCGTAACGCCCAGGGACTGCGCGAGATTGACGAGCTCGAGCGGATGTGGAAGGCGATGAACGAGCCGGCGCAGTTCCTGCTCGACCTGGAGGCCGGTGCCGACGATGACGAGAACGACGAGGACGAAGAGGACGGCGAGGCGACAGCGTCGTCCGCGCCCCCTAAACTCCCCGCGCCGCGCTCCACCGCCATGCCCGTCTCCTACTACGAACGCAGGTCCCTGGAGATCGGGGGGAGTCTTGTCTTCGCCGTGCTGCGCTTCTCCGGCGCCGACAAGCGCTCGTCTGACCTCACGGGGGTCCATGTGGTAACGCCAGACGAGACGGATCGCGGGCCCTTCGCGGGTGTAGTGCATAACAACGGCCTTACCTACGACGACCGCGGAGCAACGATCAAGAAGTATCGCGCGGCCCTCGAGGCAGAAGGTGCGGACATGCCCAACGCAGCGACCGCTGACGCCGGGGCCCAGGTTCACTAAGATGAAGAAAACCACCCCGCGAGCACCCTTCGGTCACGCCGCCAACGGCGAGGCCCTCAGCTGGCCGGACGCGTCGCTCCTCAGTATCAAGGTCCCCGCGCCACTGGAGCAACATCTCGCTCGGTACGGCGCGATCATGGGAGTCTCGGCCGAAGAGGCGGGCCTCTTCCTTCTGCGCAACGCAATCATCGATCGGCACGCCATGATCTTCACCGACGGCTGGAAGCCGGACCGACAGCGTTACCTGGATGATCCCACCGAAACCGCAAAGCGACGCCGATGAAGAAAGCCAACCCGGGCGGCGACTTCGAGGCGGCGTTCGCGGCCAGCGTGCCGCGCGGCGTCTACCTACACAAGCTGCGCACGCCGGCCGGAGCAGCCTTCCTGATCCCGAAGTTGATAGCGTTAGTCGAGCATCTCTGCAAGCAACTGCGCGCGCCCGTGCCCGAGTGGGTGACAAAGGCGCGACGTATTCGCTTTGTTCCGCCGGCGGCCTACGACTTTATCCTGGTGGCCCCTGCGCCCTTCGATGTCGGGACGCTCGAGGTCGGCGGCTTCCACGTCCTTGGGGGCGCGCCAACCCCTCTCGTTCTGCCCGTCCAGCCGTCCGCATTCTTCGCCTTGGAGCTCAAGAGCGTCGACGGGGTCTCGCTTCCGTTCGGCAACGTCGATGCGGACCAAGAGAAGGCCCTGCGCTCGGTTGCCGCGTGCGGCCATCTTGCCGGCCTGGTCGTAGAGTTCCGCAAGGCCGCCGAGTGTTGGTTCGTCCCGATTCAGGCGTGGGCGGAATATCGATTGATCGCCGATCGGCAGAGCTTGCCCCTGGAGATCGCCCGGCGGATCGGCCTGGAGATCAAAGCCGACCCGCTCCGCAGTGGCAAGTCGCCTCGCTGGCTAGTCGGCGACTGGCTTCGGCGCTGCGGGTGTTCCTTGGGAAATTCGCCATGAAACACCTCGAGAGGTTGACCGCCGCGATCCTTCGGAAAGCCGAGGCTAGCGGGAAGGCGGCCGGCTGGTACGAGCTGTGCCGCCGTGGATATTTGCCGGCGGAGATCACTCTCTACGCCGAGCCGACCATCCTCAATTCGGATGTCGTCCACCGCGTCCGCGAGCACGCCGAAGCCAACGACCTTCCCATTCCGGTGTCGTGCGTCAGGCGGGAGAAGGGGCGTAGCGCGCCACCCGAGGATTGGCGGGCGGCGTTTCGCGCGACCGTGATGCGCACCGGACTGGTCCTGAGTCTCACCCAGGCCATGCTCGAATACCTCTGCGCGACGGCGGATGGCGTCCGGTGGGACCGTGCGCTTCAGATGGGATCGAGTCTCGCCAAACCATGCAACGCGATGGCGACAGCTGGTTCGCTGGAGAAGCGCGGCCTAATCAAGCGCCGAAACCTTGGCGGCGATAGCCTGGACAGCAACGAAAGTTACCACGAATTAACCGAGGCGGGCGAGGCCGTCGTATTACTCCTCAAGTCGGTCGGCGTTTTCGTCGAGGCGGATATCGCGATCGAGCGCCGCGCCGCGAAAAGCTCTTGACGTCGCTGCGGCTGCACCATTACTGGCCAGGACTGAGAGAGCCCTCGATTCGCCCCTTGACAACCTTCTCGCCTGTGATATCGTATCACCCATGAAGGAGCCCAAAAAGAAGCTCCCGCCTGGAATGAAGCTCCGCCTCTGGCGAGTCAGAAGGGGCTGGACTCAGTCGCAAGCCGCCGAATTCTTCCGGATCAGTCAGGCGACGCAATCGCTGCTGGAGAACGGACTCCGGGAGCCCGGCGCGGATGTGGCGCGACGGATAGCTCGCCTAAGCGATGGCGAAGTGGAGTGGCCTTGATTCGGGACCCGTGACTTACGTTATCGTCAACCGTTGTTGTCATTGAGGAGACACCCCTAAGATGTCCAAGCTCCAGAGCAGCAAGGCCGCCGCGACTGCGGACTTCCAGTACGACTTTATCTTCCTACGTTCGGCGCCAGCGGATGGCGTCACGGCGCGCAAGCATATTGAGGGAGGTTTCGCCTGGCCCACGGGTCCGGACGCCGTTGGTCGGGTGATCGAGGCTCCCGATTGGGACCCGAGTCCCTCGCGAGATTGCGGCGGCGGACTGCACGGACTGCCGAGCGGCATCGGCGATTGGGGTCTTGTCCTCAGTCCTTCAGACATGAGCGTGCTGTGGTACGTCTGCGGAGCCAGTATGGAGGAAGCCGTCTTCGGCTCTGGCAAGGTTCGCGTCCGACGTTGCCGAATTCTTTACGTCGGTCACTTCGGCCGGGCGATGGATCTTATCTCGCCAGCAATGACGGCGGCTGTCGCGGATCTCGCGGCAAGGCGCGTGACTACGGCTGGCGAAAGCGCGGCCTCCAACAGCGGCTACAGCGGCGCGGCCTCCAACAGCGGCTACAGCGGCGCGGCCTCCAACAGCGGCTACAGAGGCGCGGCCTCCAACAGCGGCGACAGCGGCGCGGCCTCCAACAGCGGCGACAGAGGCGCGGCCTCCAACAGCGGCGACAGAGGCGCGGCCTCCAACAGCGGCGACAGCGGCGCGGCCTCCAACAGCGGCGACAGCGGCGCGGCCTCCAACAGCGGCTACAGCGGCGCGGCCTCCAACAGCGGCTACAGAGGCGCGGCCTCCAACAGCGGCTACAGAGGCGCGGCCTCCAACAGCGGCGACAGCGGCGCGGCCTCCAACAGCGGCGACAGCGGCGCGGCCTCCAACAGCGGCGACAGCGGCGCGGCCTCCAACAGC